CACGAGGAGCTCGGCCCCTTGCGTGTCGACCTTGATCGCGCGCAATCCGCGCGCCGTGGCCGCGACCTCGTCGAGCGTCACGAGCTCGCACGGGCGCGATTTGTTCGCCTTGCCGCCCGGGATGTTCCGCTGCCAGAAGCTGTTATGCGAGCGCCGCTCGACGCCGAGATACAGCACGCGCGACCCGTTCGCGCCGGCGCACGCCGCGTGCACGAACTCAACCTGAGGCATGTCGGCGCACCGCGCGATCGCCTTGCGGAGATTGTCCTCGTCCGGCTCGATGCCGATGACGTGCCCGGTCGGCCCGACGGCCCGGGCGAATCGCTCGGTGTAGTTGCCGATGTTCGCCCCGACGTCGATGACCCCATCGCCAAGCCTCAGGAATGGCAGCAGCATCCGGTCCTGAACGTCGGTCTTCCGCCCCATAACCCTATGGCGTCCAGCGCGTCAAGGCTTTCCGATTGCGTTTGATTTTGTGCGGGTCGCGCACCGCGCGTGGTTTCCCGCCGGCGAGTGCTCGCGCGTCGTCGCGCTGCTCATTGGTTGGCACAATCGACTGCAATTGCGCGCCGAATCTTCGCGTCACGCATCCGCCGACCATTGAGCAATCCGTGGCGTCAGCGCATGACACTGCGGGACAACACGCCATCACGTCGGCTCCTCGAAGCCCGCGAACGGGTCGGCCGGACCCTCTTCGAACGGCAGGATCGGCTTCGCCAGCGGCGACAGCGAGAACCGCACGAGCCCGGCTTCGACCCGCTGATACAGGCCGCGGTAGTCCGTCAACAGTGGATGCTTCCGGATGCCCTTCTCGTCCTCCCGCGTCAACCCGTCGTGGTCAATCGCGGCCTTCACCTCGTCCCGCATCACGATGCAGTCAATCACGTCCAGAAACGACGCCTCCGTGGCCCGGGTCAGCGTCCGCGCCGCGAAGGCGTGCGGCGCCAACCGGTCCCAGATGGCACGCTGAGGCGCCAGGAGCCCCGCAGGCGCGTCGAACGTCTGGATAGGGGGTAGGGTCGGCCGCGCCTTCGTTCGTCGCGCAGCGGTGCCAGCCAGCCACGCAACGGTGCCATCAGCCGCCTTCTCGCCCGATCCCGGCTTCGCTAACTTCCCGCTCCCTGGTCCGCCCATAATTTTGACCGCTCAAAACTTTCAAACTAGATGCCATGTAAAGGAGGCTGCCCAGCGGTTTCCGACCTGTTGCGCGTGAAACATTGCGAGTCCCCCCGGTCACTCGCCCTGGTTCAGATTCGTATCGTATGGCCCTGCGTCTTGCGGAGGGCCTGTGATTTGCGCGACGGTTTCGACGCGGATGTGCTCTGAGCTCGTGACCAGCCACGCATCCACTATGAGGCTGAGGAGTTGGCGTTGCGCGTGGTCCGTTGGGACGCGCTCATCGACATCGGCTCTGACGAGGAAGACCAGTTGCCGCGTGCTCATGGCCGCTGAGTATACGCCTTCAGAACGTGGCTGTGTCATGCGGGTCGTCGACCTCGCCGGACTGTCTGCGCTTGAAGTCCGCGATATGTGACGCAAGGGTGGTGAATCCTGGCACTGGCACGTGCTGAGGTGCTGCTACTGGCGGCTCAAGGAGTGGTGCAACGGATGGTAGTGGACAGTAGTCGAACACCTTCGTAAAGCATGACGCGCAACGAATGAGACTCGCACTTCCGATCACGGCATAGAGCGCGTTTGTCGACTTGTGCAGCACGGTGCAATCACCTCCACCGCAGCGGATGGAGTGGTCGCCGAATGGTGTTCGATGCCATGTCATCTCGGCTTTTCCGGTCTGCCCATTTCGCTGGCGAGCGCGCACATCTGACGCCCGTTGCAAGGCTCGACATGCGGGCACGGTTGGCGCGCTGGGGTGGTTGTGCGCTGTCGATGGTTGCCGTTGCTGGGAGGTTCATCTTGCCATCGACCTTGATGCAGCCATGTGCGCGGATGAGGGATGAATTGCCCGCCATCTTTCGTCCATTGCGGTGACTTCGCTTGCATGGACACGGCCGCGATGATGTGCTCGGTCAGGCTGTCGGTCGGCTTGAGACGGCCCCATGTTTTCCACGCGGCGTCTTTTCCGACCTTGCGTGGGTATCCTGACCAAAACCGCTCAAAGCGAGCGCGAGCGAGCGTGCTCTTATGTTCTTTTGGAGATGCTTCTGCTTCTGCTTCTGCTTCTGCTTGTGTCAACAGTGTATCCGTGTCCGATACATTGTTTACCGTTGTTGACGTGTGTTGACGTTTCTTGGCGCGGTATTCCCGCTGCTTGACCTTGAGGTATTCCCGGCGCTCATCGACGCTGAGTTTCTGTCGGTATTTGCCGTGATTGAGCAGCCGCCATCCTCCCTCGACTGGTTCGATGCGTCGGCCATCGTGCTCTTGCGATCTGGAGTCTTCGTCTGGGGAGGAGAGTCGTTCGAGCGCGTGCCGACAGTCGGCTATAGAGACTCGCGCAAAGTCGGCTAATCCTGGCACTGACCCATCCGCGACGCCGTGCCGATCGGCCATCGCCAAGAGCGTAATCCAGACGATGCGGGTCTTGTCATCCTCACGCCAAATCGTGGACGCAAGGATGGAATTAAAGAGTTTGGTATAGCCATTCATGGAATGGGGGTCAGTCTACACCTCTGTATACAGGTGTCAACAAAAACATCGTCTCAAGTGGACACAAAATATGGGCTTACGGGTCAATCTGAATACAACAGATTGTGCTTGTGTTCTCACTCCCGCAGAAATATTTTCTGCACCCTCTTGACGGTCGTTTTGCAAATATGCTAATTCTCTTCCCATGCCGAAATCACCGGAAGCGACCTTGCGAGCGTTCGTCGCGCGCCACGAGACGCAACGCGAGGCGGCCAAGGCGCTCCGCATCTCCAGCCCGTATTTGCACGACCTCTTGCACGGCCGCCGCAACTTCAGCGCCACCATCCTGGCGAAACTCGGACTGGAGCCCGTGACCACGTTCAGGAAGAAGAGGACCGCATGAGGATGTGGATGTGGCGTTGGTTGTTCTCGGCGCCGTCCGTCGTGCCCAAGCCTGACGAGCGCGATTACCTCAAGGAAGCCTTCGAATACGCCCTCGGCGAGCGCCGCACGCTGCCCAGTATCGAGCATATCGAGGCGCTTTACGCGGCGTTTCACCTTGAGCGCAAATTGCGCTGTGAAGCGCTGGAGATTGCCGTCAGCCTGAAGCAGGCCATCGACGTGCGCGATGAACTCATTCGCGAGTTGGTCATCCCGCCGCTGGACGTCATCGCCCTGCGTGATGGGGAGATTCGGCACTGATGCGGGAGGTGATTCGATGAACGTCGTATGCGGATGCGGTAGTGACAACGTCATGTTTCTCTTTGGCGGCTTGTCTCAACCCATTGAAGGCTGGAAATGCCAGTCCTGCGGGTATCAGTCCGGCCGTGGCGATCGATGCTTTCCCAATGATGCTTGCACCGGGGTAGCACTCATAGCCCAAGAACGTGGACGGCAGGTCTCATCGGAAGGATGGACATCCGAGCACGATGACACGCACGTCGGCTGTGAGATGGTTGATGCTGCGTCGAGTTACGCATGGGCGGCGGCCAAACAAGTGCTCCGCGAGGCGTTCGCGCAGCCGTTTACGTGGCCGTGGGAGGCGTCGTGGTGGAAGCCGAGCGATGACCCGATCCGGAATCTTGCGAAGGCTGGCGCGCTCATCGCCGCAGAGATCGATCGGTTGCAGCGCAAGCAGGGGTCGCTCTGATGCGCGCCTGCTCATGTGGCGAGTGCTCGCGCTCACTGCTGGCGCTCGCGCGTCGCGGCACGAAGTATCACCCGGAGTGTGCGCGACGCATCCAAAACGCGCGGCGACAGTGGGACATCGACGACGCCGAGATTGAGCGCCGGTTTCAGGACGCCAAGCGGCAGGCGCGGAGGTCGGCGTGACAAACGAGGAACTGATTGAGGAACTGCGCGCGTGGCCGATGACGGCCCCAGTGCGCGTATCGATCGGGACGCGCGAGCCGGTGACGCCGAGCGAGATTCACAAAGGCGACCGAGTGAAACTGGACGAGCCGGCCGACTTCAAGCCGATTGGAGTGACTTACAACCTGGGTCGCGTCGAGATTCGCCTCGACGAAGACAGCGAGGAGTGGTGATGCTGAACTTCCTGCGCGCGATGCGGAACCGCGTGCGTGTCTGGTCGCTGCGCGGACACCAATGGATGTGGCGATGAGATACAACCTGACCGAGCTCGTGAAACAGATTGCCGTGTTCGAATTCTATCGCGATGGCAACCTGTTCTATTCGGTGAGCGGATTCAAGTTTCCCGTGCCGATTGCGGACGCCGGCACCGCCACGTTCAAGCCGGAAGAGAAGGCCATCATGCTCATGCGATGGCTGCGTCCGGCCGTCAACGCCGCGAACGTAGAAACCAGCGAGGCCGCGCGATGAGGATTTCGCAGCGGGAAGCTCGGCGCCTTCGCAAGAGAGTCCATGAACTTGAGAGCAACGAGCAGAAACGCAACAACCGATGGAGCAGTGAATACGTCGGCGGCGTCTATCTGTGGGACGTCACGGTGCCGCTGAATGTGTTTGCTGCCGTTAAGGTCGCTCGGGCACTTGGGCATGCCGTGGTTGTCGTCAACAACGACGCCACGCACGACTCAGTAAAACTCTTCGGGTGCAAGCCATGACATACGACGAGTTCCTCGACAAACAGGAGCGCGGCGTCACGAGGGCCCACTGCCCGAAATGCGGCAACCTCGCGCTGCGCATCGGTTCCTGCTCGCGCGTGAATCCGCAGAAACGATGCACGGTCACGGTGCGCCATCAGCATCGGTTCTGCATGGAGTCCTGGTGCCGCGCGACGTGGGTCGAGACGCTGACGGAACTGCGCGACTGGCGCGGACTGGTGGTGCGATGACGATCAAGCAACTGGAAATACGAGACAGCGGAACGACGATGCCGATGCTGGCGATTGAAGTATCAGGCGATGACGGTTGGATTCTGCGCCGCGCTGGATTCGGCAGCCAGCCGCTCGTGATCTTAGTCAATCTCTGCGACATGAAGTGCCAATACGATCCGTATTCGTGGGGCACACGCGCACGCACCGTGCCCACCGCGCACCACTACATCTCCGAGCACTGGGCCGAGATTGCCGACAACGATGTGATCGATGTCGAGTTCATCCTCGGCGAGCGCGCAACCAAGAAGACAAGCGAGCGGTTTTTGGAGTCGAAGTGAACGCGCTACTTGTCGTAGACCTGAGCGCTATCGTGCACATGATGTGGCACGTCAGCACGAACGATCCGAACCCTGACGCGGCCAGCATCAAGACCGTCGAGCGCGTGCGCGCATTGGCATCAGGGCAGCCACGCGCGGTCATCTGCTGCGACCATCCGTCGCCAAGTTTCCGCCGCGAGATCGATCCGCGCTACAAGGCGAATCGCAAGGCCGAAGACCGTGCGCCGCTCTATCACCAGATGCGCCTCGCGATCGACACGCTGAAGGCCGACGGATTCTATGCGCTGGAAGTTAAGGGCATGGAAGCAGACGACCTCATCGGGTCCATCGTGGCCCAGGTGTCAGTCGATACGTCCGTGCTGATTGCGACTCGCGACAAGGACTTGCTGCAACTGGTCACGCCGACCGATCGCGTGCTGGTGAAATGGCTGGACAGCGGCAACCTCGTGGACGCGGCGGCCGTCAAGGCGAAACTCGGCGTCGAGCCGCATCAAGTCGGCGACTACCTGGCACTCTGCGGCGACGCATCGGACAACGTGCCAGGATGCGATGGTATCGGCTCCGTCTGGGCCGGAAAGATACTGGCCGAGTTTGGATCGCTGGAAAATCTGTGGAACGCCTTTGATGCTGGCGCGACGCCGACGATTACCGCGGGCCGCCGCACGAAACTCCAAGACTTCCGCCGCGACGTGTGGCCGACGACGCGCCAGTTGATCGCGCTCAAGACGGACGTGCCGATCGACTTCGATGAGATTTTCAAGCCGCGCGTGCCGACCGGCGATGATGTCGCGGTGTTCGACACATTCGAAGAGGCCGGCGAAGCCTTCCACGTCGCCGCCACTCGCGCCTTCGATGAAGAAGACGATTGTCGAGAGGCGCAAGACAACACGCCATCGCTCGGCCCATTCGACGGAGTTCCAATGCAGAACAAACCCACGCCCGCGCAAGTGGCCGACGTGCGCGAGGCCTCCGAGTCGCTGTTCGCGAACAATCGCGCCGACGTCGAGGCCGACATTGCGGCTGCGATGCCTGACAAGCCAGACGTAGCAGTGTTAACTCCAGGAGTTCACTTCGTTCACGACGCGGCCGCTCAACTGGCCGTCAAACAGGAGACGCCGAATGCCACGAGAAGTGCAAACGCCGAAGATCGTCCGCAGGGGCAGCCAGTGGTTCGTGATGACGCGCTATACGGAAACGACCGGCATCGACCCGGCAACGAACAGCCAGACGCCGTTTCTCGTGGCGAAGGTGGAGCACGAAGTCACCGACCAGATGGAGCGCGCAATATTCCAGTATCAGAAGGAACAATCAGCGGCCAACGTGCCCAAGATGGCGGCAGTCAAGCCCTGACGCCGGTGGTCGTGGACTACGAGCGGGCGCTCGAGCCGCGCTCGCTCGCGGAGGCATACAAGCTCGCTCAGTCCATGTTTCAGGCGCGTCTCTTTAGTTCATTTGGGAATGCCGACGCAGTGCTGTCTGTCATTTTGGCAGGCCGAGAATTCGGAATCCAAGCGATGGCATCGCTGCGAAGTTTTCATGTTTTGGATGGGAAGCCGACGCTCAGTTCTGGGCTGATTCACGCGCTCGTCCTCAAGAGCGGAAAGGCGAAATACTTTCGGTGCATCGAGCGCACGCCAGAGCGCGCCACGTTTGAGACGCAGCGCGGCGACGACCCGCCGATGAAGATTAGTTACAGCGTCGAAGACGCGCGACGCGGCTGGACGAAGGGCGAGGACTCGTTCAAGAAAAGCGGATGGGGCCGCGTGCCCGAAGATATGTGCGTCGCTCGTGCACTATCCAAACTCGCGCGGCTCGTTTTTCCGGACGTCCTGGCGGGCGTGTATTCCAGTGAGGAATTCGACCAGTGAGCAAAGAGAATCCAACGACCGTGGACGTCTACGCCGTGCTCGCGGACATTCGCGAGTTCACGAAGCTGCAAAATCAAGTGCTGGCCGACATGCGCGAGCTCGCGAAGACGCTCGGAGCCACGATGGAGCACATCCTGTCGTTGACCGAGGAGCGCATGCGCCGCGCCGGCACTACGGCGCCGAACGGCAAACCCGCCGCGTCCGATGCCGACCTCGACGGCCCGCACGGTGATCCTGAAGTGAAAGCCAAAGATCCGCGCGACTGGTCCGGCGAGCCGATGAAAGGCCGCAAGTTCAGCGAGTGCCCGCCGGAATATCTCGACATGATCGCCGATCGCCTGGACTACTTCACGTCGCAACTTGGCGACAGCGACGAGGACAAGAAGAAGCGCGGCTACAACGTCAAGGACGCGGCCCGCGCTCGCGGCTGGGCGAGCAGGCTGCGCGCCGGCTGGAAGGCGCCAGCGCCCGCACCGTTGACGGATACGAACAACCCGTTCGGAGGCAGCGATGAACCAGTCAGCTTCTGACCTCGTGACGTTAAAGAACGGCCCTGTAGTGCGCGCGTCCGCGTGCGAGCTCGCGTGCGTGCTCGAGGCCAAGGGCCACGCGATGTCGGCCTCCGACGGGCAACTGCGCGTCACGAACGGCGCGAAACTGACGGCCGACGACCGCGCGGCCATCGTGAGGGACAAAGCGCACCTCGTGAGCATCTGCGAATACATCGCGAGCGGAGCGGCCGATGCCAGTTGATCACGGCGGGCAGGCGTTTCCGGTGACGATCCACAGCCTGCACGTCAAGGGCATGACGCTCCGCGAATACTACGCAGGTCAGGCGCTCGCTGGCGTGTTGGCGAATCCTCGCATCCTCGAAAACACGCCGGCGGATGAAATCGCCGAGGTGTGCTTTGATGCCGCCGACGCGATGCTGGCCGAGAGGAAGAAGGGCACCGATGCCAAACCGTAACGACTGGCTCGCCGCGCTCGGCCTTGTGCTGCTCGGCGCGGGACTGTTGCTGCTATGAGCTACGAAGTCCGACGCGACAGCCGCGGGCGCGTGCTCGGCACGGCTCCCTACGACCCACGCAGCTACGACGAGCGACAGATTGGAGCGCCTGTGTTTGATCTCGAATTGCACTTACATCAGCAGCGGTCATGGTCGCAGAGAACATTCGGGCCAGGTCCACGAACTATCGGCGTCGTGACGCACATCCGGAAAGAACTCGTCGAGATTGAGCGTGCACCGACAGACCTGACTGAGTGGGTAGACGTGATGCTGCTCGCCTTCGACGGCGCATGGCGAGCGGGTCATTCACCGGACGACATCGTGCGCGCCATCGCTGCCAAGCAACTGAAGAATCAGTCGCGCACGTGGCCGGACTGGCGCACGCTGCCGGACACTGCACCGATTGAGCACGTGCCGCACGCTGAAACATTGGGAGACGCATGAGCACTTACGCAGAATTCCTCGCGGCGAAGGCGTTGACCGCGCCGCTCCGTGGCCTGCCTGACGCGCCGCCGATCTCTGCGCATCTGTTTCCTTTTCAGGCCGAATGCGTGCGCTTCGGCTTGCGCGCTGGATCGTTCGGTCTGTTCTTGGATACGGGCTTAGGCAAGACGATCTGCGAGCTCGAATGGGGCATCCACGCGGCACAGGCGACGAACGGCCGCACGCTGATCCTGACGCCTCTGGCGGTCGCGCGCCAGATTGAAGCCGAAGGCCGGCGCTTCGGGTATCCCGTGCGCGTGCTGCGCAGCCAGGATGACGCGGGCGATGGGATCAATGTGTGCAACTACGATCGCCTGCACTTGCTCGATCCGCAGGCGTTCGGCGCGGTGGCGCTCGATGAGGCCAGCATCCTCAAGAACTTCACGGGCAAGATGTCTCAGGCGCTCATTGACACGTTCGCCGGCCAGCGGTTCAAGACGGCCGCGACCGCGACGCCGGCGCCGAACGACCATACCGAGCTCGCGCAGCATGCCAGCTTCCTGAACGTGCTCACGCGATCCGAGATGCTCGTGCGATTCTTCATCAACGATAGCGGCGACACGGGCACGTGGAGGCTGAAGGGCCATGCCGTGACGCCGTTCTTCGACTGGATGGCGTCGTGGGCACGGATGGCCGAGCACCCGCGCGACCTAGGCGATGACATCTCAGGATTTGACTTGCCGCCATTGGATATCACGCGGCATCGCGCGCATGAACCAGACGCGCCGATCGGTGGCGGCCTGTTTGGCGGCGCGGTCAGTGCGACCGAGATGCACGACGTCAAGCGTCAGACGATTGCGGCCCGTGCCGCGGTTGTCGCGGCGCTGGTCAACGCCGAGCCTGACGAGCCGTGGGTCATCTGGTGCGATACCGACTACGAGGCCGACGCACTGGCCGCGATGATGCCGAGTGCCGTCGAAGTCCGCGGCAGTCATCCGATCGAGCGCAAGGAAGCGGCGCTCGCGGCGTTTGCCGACGGCACGAAGCGTCACCTGATAAGTAAGCCATCCGTGTGCGGCTGGGGCCTAAACTGGCAGCACTGCGCGCGGGTCGCGTTCGTCGGCCGCACGTTCAGCTATGAAGCCTGGTATCAGGCCGTGCGGCGTTGCTGGCGCTTCGGGCAGGCGCGGCCGGTGCACGTGCATCTCGTGGTCGCGGAAGGCGAAGATACCATCGGGCGCGTCATCGACCGTAAGGCCGACGACCATGCGGAACTGAAGGCCGAGATGCGCGCGGCGATGTCGCGGGCGATTGGCGCGGAGAAGGAGCGACGAGTGACGTATGAACCGCAGCGACTTGTTCAAGTGAAGGACTGGATTGGCCACGCCGAAGTCCGTTGCATCGACTCTCAGCAGGGCCACGGCTACAGCGCAATCCACGGTGACTGCGTCTCGGTCATCTCTCAACTGCCGGACGCCTGCGTCGGCCTGTCGGTCTACTCGCCGCCGTTCAGCAACCTGTTCGTCTACAGCGACTCGGCCGCCGACATGGGTAACGCGGCGAACGATGGCGAGTTCCTCGAGCACTACGGCTATCTGCTGCGCGAACTGGCGCGCGTCACCAAGCCGGGCCGCTTGTCTGCCGTCCACTGTTCCGACTTGCCGCTGCAGAAGTGGAAGGATGGCGTCATCGGCATCAAGGATCTGAGCGGCGACATCATCCGCGCGCACGAGGATGCCGGCTGGACGTTGCACGCGCGGATCACGATCTGGAAGTCACCAGTCGTCGAGATGACGCGCACGAAGGCGCTCGGGCTGCTCTACAAGCAACTGCAGAAGGACAGCAGCCGCAGCCGCGCCGGCATGGCTGACTACTTGCTCGTCTTCCGCCGCGATGGCGAGAACGCGGAGCCGATCGCGCACACTCCAGCCGAGTTCTCGCTCGATCAGTGGCAGGAATGGGCCTCGCCGGTCTGGATGACGGTGCGCCAGACGCGGACGCTGAACGTGGACGCGGCGCGCGAGGACAAGGACGAGCGGCACTTGTGCCCTCTTCAATTGGACGTGATCGAGCGCGCGTTGACGCTATGGAGCAATCCTGGCGACGTGATTCTGTCGCCGTTCATGGGCATCGGCAGCGAAGGCGTCACGGCGATGCAGATGCATCGCAAGTTCCTCGGTGTGGAATTAAAGAGTTCTTACTTCGAGCAGGCAGTGCAGTTTCTCGCGGCGGCGGACAATCAGTTGTCGTTGCTGGACGTGTAGCCATGCCTGATCCTCTGTCGCTAGAGGGACTCCAAGCCCGGTGGAGAGCCGAGGCTAATGCGATCGAGGTGGCCTGTGAGGGCCGCCATGTGGTGAAGGCGTTTTGGGAGGATGAAGTCGCTGGGTTGCGTGACTGCGCCAAGGATCTCCAGCCCTTCCTCGCGCGAGAGCAGGAGCAGCAGCAGGAGATCGACGACCTCCGGCTTTCAAGGCCAGTTCATTGCGAGGCGTGCGGTCAGGCCGCGGACCCGATGTACCACATCTGTGAGGCGTGCCGGGGCCTGTTCGTATCGCAGCAGCAGGAGATCGAGCGGCTCAGGGCGGCGCTGGCGCAGTTGGTCGCTGATGCGGAATACGCCTTGGCGCAGGGTGGGCAGCGCACACGCCCGGCTCGGTTCGTGCCGAGTGTCGCGAAATACATTCTGGAGATCGCTCGGCTCACACAGCCCGTGCAGGAGACAGAGAAGTGAACAGCGAACATGGGGCGTGCAGCGTCACATTGCTGGAGTCTGGTTACTGGCATGTGCGCTTTGGCGCGCAACGCTTCTTCCAGTTCCACAGAGGCGCTGAACCGACGCTCGCGGATGGATTCGGGTGGGTCACGGATGCCGACCTCGCGACGGTTCGACGCGCGATTGGTCGCGTGCAGGAGACAGAGAAGTGAGCCGATACCAAGGCTGGGAAGGCTACACAGGACTGCCAACGCATCGCGTGGACGCCGCGACAACGAAGGCTAAGACACGGCGCGCGTCCACTGCGAAGTCCTCCGGTGTCACGTTCGGCCGTCTGTGCGCGCTCGCTGGCCTGCCCGAGCCGGTGCCGGAGTTCGCGTTTCATCCGACGCGGAAGTGGAGGATGGATTGGGCATGGCCGCTTGAGAAGGTCGCGCTCGAGATTCACGGCGGCACGTTCGTGCAGGGCGCACATTCGCGCGGCGCTTTTCAGCGAATTGACTTCGAGAAGTGGAGCCATGCCGCCGCGCTCGGCTGGCGCATCGTGCACGTGATTCCAGAGCAACTGGAGTCCGTGCAAACGTTCGCGTATCTGGAGCGGTGCTTCAATGATTAAGGATCAGGAAGCGTTCGCGATGGCTCTCAAGGCGTTCGGGCTGTTCACGCCGGAAGAGTGCGAGTTGACGCTAATCAAATTCGCCAGCCTCCGGTATCCATTGATTGAAGATCGATTCTTCGAGGCAGTGCATTGGACGATTGCGACCAAGCCTAACGCGAACGATAAATCTCTAGACGGGCGACGGTCGCCCACAACGTAAACGGCACAACGGAGAACGGATAGACACGAAATGACGAGAATGACATTCCCCCTACTGGCCGCGGCACTCGCGGCGTTCACCATCGCGTGCGGCAACGGCAACCCGGCAGGCCCGAGCGACCTGGCCACCGGCGGCACCACGAGCTCCATCGTTGACATGCCGCCGCTGACGCCGAACAGTTGCCCGGGCGACGCGCCGACGCAGATTAGGATCAACGTCGAGAACCCGACGGCCTCCGGCCTCTATCCGGTCCTGTTCGACTTCCGGCGCACGGGCGCAACGAACAGCTACGTGTTGGAGACGCGCAAGCGTGAAGTCAATACGATGCTGCCGGCGACGTTCAGCGGCATGGACGCGCGCGAGAACGGCCAGCAGCCGGTGCGCTATCTTCTGCGCGGCATCTATCACTTCCGGCTGCGCGGCAACTGCCCGGGCAGTCTGTGGTCGGTGGAGGTCATCAAGAACGTCGGCGAGAGCGCGATGCCGGACATCGAAGAGGTGCCGCCGGTGAAGCCCGAGGAGCCGTCAGAGTGCGACGAGGTCGCGTCGCTGTCAATCGTGCCTGAGCCGTGCCCGGCAGAGGACTAGGCACAAACGCAGGGGCCGGGTCGCCGGTCCCTGACTTTCATTGAGAGCGGAGAGAAGACATGGACATCAGAACAGGTCGAACATACGAGTCATTCGAGGACGCACGGCGCGATGGCGTGCCACCGTCAGACATCGCATTGATCGTTGAAGGTGAAGACGGCCCGCGCCCGCGTTTCATGCCGCCGCCTAAAGTGAAGTTCTCTAAGGGATCATTTAAGCCGGTCAAGTCCAATGACTGACTCACGACAGCAACGACGAGCGAGTGAGCGCAGCGAGTCGCGGAGACAGCAGTTCGACCGAGTCCACGGAACTGTATTGGCTGGTCGAACGGTGCGCGATATGTGGGTCACCTACGCGAATGAACGATTTGCTCGCGTCGGCATCGACATCGATGATCCGAACGTCGTTGATACAGTGAAGCACGGATTCTACACCGGTGCTGCGGCGATGTTGGAGTTGATGCAGCGTGTTGGCACTGATGACATCAGCGAAGACGCCGGAGTTGAGATGCTCACAAGGCTCCAAGAGGAACTCGACACGTATGCGCAAGGGCGGAGATGAGTGCGACGTTACTGTTTGACGCCTGGATGCCCGGTCATCGTCGACAAGGGCCACTGTGCCCTCCACGAGCGCATCGTGGACCGCGACCGGCCGAACGTGTCCGTGCGCCGCCTGTATCATCTGGCGCGCTGGCGTCATCCGGTGTGGGGCAGACGCGCGCAGACGTTGCTCCGCGATCCGCTGTGCCGCATGTGCCTTGAGGACGGCGCGACAACGCCCAGCACAGACGTGGATCACAAAATCCCGCATCGCGGGAACCTTGATCTTTTCTGGGATATTGAAAATCTTCAAGGGTTATGTGCGCGGCACCATGCGCAGAAAACCGGCCGAGGGCAGTGAGTGTGCGCGTCTACTACAACGAGAACGATCCAAAGACCGCGGCTTGGTTGCGCGAACTCATCAAGGCAGGATTGATTGCTGATGGCGAAGTCGATACCCGGTCAATCGTCGATGTTCGACCTGATGACATCCGAGGATTCGTCCAGTGCCATTTCTTCGCCGGCATCGGCGGATGGAGCTATGCACTTCGCCTATCTGGATGGCCTGACGACCGAGAGTGCTGGACGTTCTCATGCCCCTGCCAGAAGTTCTCGGCAGCGGCTCGAGGCCGACAGGTTGCGATTGATATGTGGCCGGAGCAGCGGCGCCTCTTCACTGCAAACGGCCCTAGCGTGTTCTTTGGCGAGCAAGTTTCCCACGCGCGAAGCTGGTTCGATGGCCTCTGCGATGACGTGGAAGCGATGGGCTACTCAGTCGGGGCGGCAGTTCTGCCGGCTTGCGGTGTCGGCTTCGACCATGCGCGCTCTCGGATTTGGTTTGTCGGCCACACCAACAGCCACCGCCAATCAAGCGTGCGCGTCAATGCAGAAGTGGATCGGTTGTCGAGGTGTGACAGTGACCCCGGCCAGTTGGGCGAAGCGGATGGGATATCCAATTACGTGGCTGCGATGTCTGGCTTCGGCAATGCCATCGTCCCGCAAGTTGCGGCGCAGTTCATAGCCGCCTATATGGACATCACGGCCTAGCCTCGTGGTCTGAGGTCTGCTCGAGCGCCTGCCGCGCGAGGAGTTTCGCGCGTTCGATGTCCGCGCCTGGCACATCGCGGATGCGCTCGAGCACCTTCCGGAGCCGCTCCACTTCGGCCGCCAAGGCCTCAGCGAAATTGCCCATCACTTCTGCCGTTTCGCGCTCCAGGCCAAAGCAGCCCCGCAGATCATCGCCGCCACAAACAGCCCACCAATCAACCACATTCACGGCCCCTTGTAGGTGCAATCCTTCGCCGGCGTGCCCGCGTTGGACGCCCCTTGAATGCACAGTTGCTGCAGATAGTAGAGAATCGCCGCGTTCGCGTGGCCGGTGGAATCAATGTGCGCGTTCATCGTCCCGCCCATCGCCGTGATTTCCTGGCGAATGAAGACACTATCCGCCAGCATCGCGTTGTGCTTGCGATCGGCATCGCCGACGATCCAATAGACCAGACCGACGCAGAGCAGGGTCGGCACTCCGAATTGCACGCCCGCCTTGACCCACCACGGGCTCGCCTTGTCGCTCATCGTGCCCGCGTCGAGTTCACCCACCAGTCACCTCTATTCGTAGCCCGGCATCCCTGGATACGTCCGCGCGAGCTTGGCGATCGTGCGCTTGAATTGCACGAGCGACCCGTGCGGCGCCAAGTCGTAGTGATCGAGAATCCATTCGGCGGCCTCGTAAGCCTGATGTTTGTTGAGCGTCGTGCCGGCTTCGATCTTCTCCGACAGCGACTTGTCCTGCGCTTCGCTGCCGCAGCAGATTTCCAAAATGCAACACTCGGCGCCTTCGATGACCATCTCGTCACTCATTTGTCCGACTCCTGGTTTGCAGAACCATTTCCTTGAGTTCCTGCGTTTCTATTTGCTGCAACTGCTGGCGCTTGTCGATCACGCCGACGGCATCGCGCAACGATTGAAAGCGTTCGTCCGCGAGCCGTTGCTTCTCGTCGACGAGTTTCTGCTGCTCGACCTTGATGCGCTCCTGATTCGCTAGTGTCGTCAGGATGTCGCGCACGTCCGAGCGCAGGCCATAGGTCGAGGCATACATGCCGCCGAACACCGTGATCGCCGAGGCCACGATCGCGGCGACCATGCGCGGCGGGAATCGGATGTTGTCGACCTCCATCGGCCGCGCGACGACCGCGGCAAACTGCTTGCGCAGTTCGTCGAGCTCGACCCTCAGGCGAGCGGACGCCTCGTCCCGCTGCTCCTCCAGTCGCTCGACGCGGCCCATCACCGCGGCGACGCTCACCTTCGGAGGCATAGCCTCGTCAGTGTAGTCGCCGTATGGCGCGATCGCTGGCATGGCATGCACACTCATTTACTGGTTTGTTGCACGGATAATATCGCCCTTTGCACACTCTTTTTAGGAATCTTCGGCCCCGTAGCGCAGATTCGCGGCGATACGACGCGCCCAGCCTTTGCCGTGCGCTGGCCAGTTCTTGAGCCGTGTCATGAAGTCCAGACGTTCCGCGGCCAGCTTCATGATGGTGTCGGTTTCTGATGTCGCCGCTGCCGCTGCTGCACTCGCCGGCCCCCAGTGCCCATCATCGGCCACACCGACCGCGCGCTGCAGGTAACGGACAGCCGTCTCAATACCACTGTTCACGGCGAAGTCGAACAGTTGAAAGGCGACGCCATCGTGCAGCGTGTCAGCCTTCAGTCGGTCCCAGAAGTCGCGGCGATAGATATCCTTCGCACCGGCGCGCGTCAGGGCTTTGATGTCGACGTCTGGATAGGACCGTTTCGAGATGCCCCAGTTCGTTTCGCCGCCTGGATCGTTCGGATCGTTTACATAGCCGCCCTCATGCCCGAGCAGCCGGTCACACGCCACATCGAATGTCATTCAATCTCCCTACGGATTCGGGAACGGCCCGACGACCTCGAGCCGCGTCGCCATTGCCGCCGTGGCACTCCCGAACGCGACGTCGTTGGCTCCGGCGAGTCCAGCGAGGTCGACGTCGTCGCCAGCCGTCAAGGACAAGTAGCCGAAGACGTGCAGGGTTCTATCGCCGAAGTCCGCCGACTCCGATGTCGCCTGTGAGCGTCGAACAGCCGTCCCATTCACGCGCAGTTGCAATTCGCAGCCGCCATTGTTGTTGTTGGCGGCGAAGCTGGAGCCGACGCAGATATATTTTCCGGTGACCGGCACCGTGATCTGGTTGTTGGCCGTCACGGTGTCGTGCATCGTGCTGGTGTCGTAGTCCTCGCTATTGAGGTTGAGCGCGTCCGTGTTGCCTGCGGTGACGTTCTGCGTGGCATTGTGAAAGGCGACGCAGGAGTGCTCGCCGTAGCCGCGCAGATGGAGCAGGTTGTCGCGGACGTGCGTGTTCATGATCGACGCGGTAATCAGTTCCGCTGTCACCCACGTGCGCGGTGTCGTCCACGTCATCTCTCGGCCTCGCGTTCGCCGCGCACGGCATCAGGGTTGCGGTCGTTCTCGTCGCGGAGCGCGGCAACTGGTTCGCCTGGCAGCCAGTTCCTGTTAGCCCGGCTGATTCGTCGATTCAACAGCGCCTCGATGGTGGCGCGCTCCGCTGGCATTTCAATGTTCGGAAACCACCGGAAGCACTCAGCGTCCACGTCGAAACACCCGGCCTCAGGCCAGTTCGGCTCAATAGCAATTCCGGCCCCGCAGTTCGGACATGGCACAAGCCATCGGCCCTCCTCGACGCGAGGACGCAGGGTCCGACTGTCGGTCACCACGCGCATACCTTCGGCGCGCGCGGCGGCCTCAACCATCGAACGGTAGTGCGCCAGCGATGTCACGCCAATCATCCGGAGAGCGGTGCGAATCACAGTCCTAACACCGTAGTTTCTCCCATCTCCGATGACCCGGCCACGCCCAGCAACCAGACCGCGCCGATGTCCGCGACAGGGCCGAGCGTCCACGTGCACCGGATGATGTTGCCGGCCGTCACTTCGAGCTCGACGTGATTGATGACGTAGGCGTGCGCCACGTTGCCCGATTGCATCGTCTCAAGAATCTCGATGCGGTCGCCAGGTTCGCGCGCCAGCGCCTGCGTCATCAGTTCCGCGCTCGTGTTCGCGATGAAGGAAATCGCCGAGACGCGACCGGCTTCGTAGAGCGCCAGGATGTGCTCGCCCAGCGACTGCGCAAACTCTCGCGAGCCGTTATACGCCAGGTTCATCGTCTCTTCGGTCGGTCCATCGGCACGGATGACGGCATCTTCCCCGACCGGAATCGTGACCGGATCCTCGTGTCGGATGGCCGTGCCGCGAATTTGCGTCGTGAACCAGCCGACCTGGCCGGAGGAGTTCGTGACCGTCAGGACCGCGTTGGTTCCACCGAGCTCGGCGCCGGTTTCGTCGATGGTGGCGAAGGCATTCAGGTTCACGCCTAAACCGTCCTCGGCCGCTGTCATCGTATAGTCGGTGACGACGACGGGCGTAATGATGTCGTCTCCGGCGATGGCGATGGCTGCATTGTCCGGGTCGCGGTAGTCGACCAGGATCTGCACCGCTTCGCCCGGCGGTATCGGCTGCCGAGCCGTCATCGCGAACAGCACTTCGGGCGTGTCACCGACGACGGCCGGATGCACAGTGATGAGCATCAGATTCGGCTTCTGCGTTTCGTTCGGTGTCAGCCCGGCCATGCTGTTCGTGAACGTCGCCAAGGCCGTCATGTCGATCTGGCGATTCGGTCGGCCTTCGAAGGTCACGACACCACCCTGCGATTGATCGCCTTTGACGTAGAAGACGCCGAACTCACTCTCGCAGCAGCGGGCGGCCTCGCTCATGATCGACTCGCGGCCGCCGATGCCCATGTGTAAGGCGTAATCGAACGTCTCCGCGCCAGGGCTGATATCGACCGCGTGTGGCGGCCTGAGCGCCTCGTCGATGATGAGGCCCATGACGGCATCGGAGTCGATGCCGGTCTGCGCGGGCAGGCGCAACCGCGAGCTCGCCGCCACATCCATCCAGTCGGCCGACGTGACCCGCGTGATGCGCTCAAGGTTCTGACCAGGTGCCGACAGCGCCGACACCATGCGGCCGACGTGCTTGTAGTAGGAGATGCCTTCGAACGTGAAGACGACCCGGAACGGCGCGCCTTTGCGGAAACTCGTCCGCTTGTCGGGATGGTCGAGCGAGTAGTAGCCGAGCGTCCCGGCGCTGTTGTGCGCGGAATTGTCGAGCCCGAACGTGCAGGTGCCCGTGTGCGCGCAATGGTCGACCGGGCGACTGCCCTGGATGCCGTAGCTGATGACCAGCGGCACGACCGAGCGCACGTCCCGAGAGATATCGGTCCAATCGCGGCAGGGGTCCAGACGGGCCCCGAGCTGGTCGTCGCCCTCGCGGCCGAGCATGGCGTAGCAAGCCGACCCGATGAAACCGCTGCCGTCACCGGCGACGCCGTCCTGGAACATGAAGAACCGCATCGTCGCGTTCGTGACCGCCGGCTCAGTGCCGAGGCCGGTGACTTTCGCGCCGGACTGCACGCCGTCGATCTCAATCCACGCCTCGCCGGCCGCAGTGTCGTAGACAGGCGTAATCAGATGCTCGAGCCCGTCCGACACGAACCCGCGCGAGAAGTTGAAGATCGTCGACCCGGCGACCTCGAGATACCAGACGACCGCGCCGCTCTGATGGCCGAGATACCAGCCGTTGCCGCTGGAGTCCGTGACCTGTTTGCACATGATGCAGCGCAGCGTCGCGCTGTTGTGCGTCGTCTTGATCAGAATCGACTGATTGATGTCGCCGTTCGCGAGACTCAGGTTGAGATTCGCATTCGCCGCGCTGTCATCTGGCACCGAGATGAACTGGTTCCCATTGGCCGTGACGCCCATGCCGCCCTCTGGCAGCGCGAACGGGACGCCAGTGACGAGCCCGGTGCCGTTGAGCGTGGCGTGGTGGCCGCCGACGATGTCGCGGAATGTCGTCCCGTTAATGTCGGCGAGCGGCCAGACGGCCACGCAGAACGACTCGTTGATGAGCGTGTCCCGGTAACTCGAGGCGTGGAAGCCCATCTGAATGCCGACCGTGACGCCGGTAAGCACCACCGGATCGACGCGTCCGACCGAGAGCGTGTCGCGCACGCGGACGTGCTCTGTCTGCGATATCTCGGTCGCACCAGCAACGGTGCGTTCAACGAACAGGAAATCACTGACCCGAATAGCGCCGATGATCTGGGTTTGCCCCTGGCCGATGTCATCGACTCGGACGTGCTCGGTGAGGAGTCCTGTCGCGAGCCCGGTGCCGTCGCCGCCAAAGAGCAGGATCATGAGAAGAAGGAGTGTCACGGACAACTGCCAAACGAGCCTGAGTCATCGTGCCCGAGCGCCGTCCACGCGGCCGTCGCGATGTTGCCGGACGCCCAGTTGAAATAGTTGGTCCCGGCGCCGAGCGTGTAGACGTTGTCTTCGAAGTCGTTATTCTGCGCGCCTGAAAAAGCGTCGGTGCCGTGCCCGCTGTCCGTGACGCCGGTCCAGTAGACGCCAGCCGAGGATCCGCACGAGGTGATGATGTTGTCGTGGACGTAGAGGTTCGCGAGTTTCCACACGACGCCATCAAGCTGGCACTGGCCGCCCGCTTCGTTGCCGCCGTTCCTGATGTCGTCGGTCCCGGTGATGCCGTAGGCGTTGCCGGTGATCACGTTGTCGTAGACCAGGACGTCGGCCGACGTGTTGATTTCGATGCCGGCTCCGGTCCCGATGCCCGGGAAGTCGAGCCCGGTCCCGTTGCCGATCGCCCAGTTGTTGTGAATGGCCGCCGAGCAGGAAATTTCCCAGAAGATGCCGGCGCGACGGTTGGACTCGAGAACGTTATTTCTGATGATGCCGCGCCGGTTCTCGATGTCGAACCACACGCCCGGCCCGTTGTTGTGGTGCGAATAGTTGTCACGCACTAACAGATCGAGCGTGTGGACGAATTTGGTCCCGCCCGCGCCCCAGAACGACCAGAACCCGCATGGCGCGGTCTCCCAATCATTCGACTGCGGCAGGACGTTGTTGTAGGCGAATTCATTGCCATCAACGACGAGGTTGAGCCCTTCGCCGGTGATGGCGTAGTTGCAGTTATGGTGGATGTAGTTGTTGCGGACCCTGGCGCCGACCAGCGTCGACATGCGGATGCCGGCGCCGTGGTTCCAGCGGATCTCGTTGTCGTCGACCAGCCAGTTGTCTTTCGCGTAGATGGTTCCGTCCTGGCTGACGGAGGCGAACATCTCGACGACGAGGCCGCGGACGGTGACACCACTCGCCGATCCGGTGAACGGCAGTTGCGTGACCGCCGTCTCGACGAAGGCGCTCGTCGGGTCGTCGCCGACATAGATGCGATCGGCCGCGTAGTCGAAGAACCACTCGCCGGCGCCGGTGGCAGCCAGGCTCGTCTCATGGTGCTTCATCGTGCAGGTCGCGACCGTGCTGCAGTTGAAATACAACTGCTCAGGGTTGACGCAGCGGTCGAAGCGCCCGGCCGCGATCGGATGCTCCGGCGTGCCGTCGTCGCAATCCATGTCGACGCCCAGCGTCCCGGCCTGCGTCTGGCCGGTGACATACCAGCGGCCCGAGTCGGCGATCCAGCCGGTCAGGATGCGCGAGCCGTTCAGCCGCGATCGCCGCGTGCCGTCACTGTCCTTCTCGCCGATGAAGACCTGATTGTTCAGCGGTGTCAGCGCGCTCGTGACCCGATGCGTCCCGGCCTTCAGCAGGATGACGCCGCCGGCACCGGCCGCCGTGATCGCGCTGGCGATGCTCTGTCCGGCGATTACCGTGACGACCGCGCCGGCGCCCGACGGTGGCGGAATGGTGGACGTGACGCGACGGACGTTCTGCGCAGCCGCTGGCGCAGCGAACAGCAGGCACAGGACGAAGAGCAGGCTACTCCTGGACATAGCGCACGTGCCCCTTCACGGTCGTCGAGACCAGCCGATAGATGCAGAGCGCCCGGCTGGTCTCACTGCGCGCGAACGTCGCCGATCCTCCGCCGGTGTGCAGACGCTTCGGCGTCAGTCCAGCCGTCGAGACGTAGCTGACGAACGCCTGCGTCGAGGCACAGGCCGCCCCGGACCCGAAGTGCACATAGAGATGCGTCGCGACCCCGCCCTGCAGCGACGCGCTGCACAGATAGATGCGCGTGACCCCGGAGACCGGCACGAGCTCGAATGAGTCGGCGGCGTCGGCCTGGTCGAGCCCGAGGACCGTCACGCGATTAGGGTCGGCGCACGGGTCATACCCGATATTTACGACGTTGACGCGCTGCTGTGCCGATGTGGCTGCGACGAGCAGCGTGAGCAACGCAATCAGGATGGCCGCGAGTAGGAATCTCATGTCATTCCTGCACGTAACGGTAGTGTCCGGAGATGGTCATGGCCGAGTGCCGTTCCATGCAGAAGGCGTGCGCCGTATCGCTGCGCGCGGCCGTCGCGGAGATGCCTCCGGAGACGAATTCGGCCGGCAGGAGATCGGCCGTGAACGTCTCTTTGTGGAGCAAGTCTTCGCCGGTCTGACAGGTCGTGCCGGTCCCGAAGTAGAGCGAGAAGTCACCGGTCGCGCTGCCGACCAGCCAGGCGCTACACAGGTAAATGCGTTCGGTGCCATCGACGGCCACGAGTTCGTCGCGCTGCATGGCCGAGCCCGTGAACACGCCGACCGTGATCACCTTCGCCGGGTCAGCGCACGGGTCGACGGCCGTGTTCGCGACTGTTACCGGCTGCTGGGCGGACGCCGTAATGAGCAGGCCGATGACTGTGCCGACGACTGCGCCGATGAGTATCCTGATAGCTTGGTTCTTAGACATAGCCAAACACCACTGAGCCGTCACCGGCTGCGACCGCCGTTGAACCGGTGTCTTCGAGTTCAGTCACAATCGTCACGCCGAATCCGCTTGCGAGAGGAAGCCCACCATCAGCAAACACAATGTCTCGTGGTTGACCGGCTTGCACCTGTATCGGGAACGCGACTGCCGTCGAACCAGCTACGGGCGGATTCGTATTGCTGTCGTGGATCTTGATGAAATACGAACTGTCCCGAACGCTGCTCGCGTGAATACTTTTCAATGCCGTGGCCCCGCTTTTAATTCGAACGGCGTTCGTGGTCGCCGCTAGCATGATGGCGTGATAGAGCGTCGTCGGGTTGTGCACCGTGAGCGCGACAGCAGCCGGACTGCCTGCGGCCGTGACGAGTTCCGTCAGTGTCTTCGCACCTTCGGCTCCGGAGATGTGAACAAGCCGGAAAAGTTGAACTTCTGCGGTATCGCCTGAATACGTGATTTCATCGGTCGCGACGAGTGTGCCGGTGCCGGGAAGCGTGACGTTATCAGCCATCGACTACACCCTTCGTCCGATCGAGATCGCCATGTCATCGCGTGCAGCCCGGCGCACGCCTTCGAACATCATCTGAATGTTGCCGTTGAGCGTGTCGAGCTTGTCGCCGAGCATCGACCACGCCGAGCCCTCCGCGCGGCCCTCGGATTCCGTCATCACGCGCTCGTTGCCGTGCAACATCACCGGCGTTCCGCGGCCGAAACTGAGATACCGCCCGCCCGTGCCAGTGGCGAACTCCTGCAGTTCCGGCATCCGCGTGCCGCCGCGGGTCGGATCCCAGATGCCTGTCTGAGTCTGGTCGCCAGGCAGATAGCCGCTCGCGTCTGGCACTGATGGCAGATCGCCGATGGCCGTGCCTGCCGCGATGAGTTTAGCGATCAGTTCATCGAGCTTCACGACGACCCGATCGAACCCTTCGGTCATCGTCTCCGCGAACGTGATGCCGGCCTCTTCGAGATCGGTGATCGCGTTGCCGGCTTCGTCAGTGAGCAGTCCCTGCTCGAGCAGTTTCTGCAGCATCGGGCGCATCGCCGCGGGCACTTCCGTCCCGAGCCGCACGGCCGTCTGCACATACTCGTTGATGGCCGCAGACATTTGCTCATTGACGACGGTCAGGTCGATGCCTGCGCCGACGAGCACGCGCCAATCTTCGATGAGTTCCTTCGCCTGCGCGTCGAGTTTCTGTTGCTGCAACTTCGGCCCGATCTGCTCGATGGAAAATCCGTATTTCTCGATGGCTGCTTCGAGCCGAGCCGCGTCGGCTTCCTGCTCCGAGGTGAACTCGCCCATCTTCTTGGTGATGGAGTCGAGGCCCTTCTCGAATTCCTGCTGCTTGTGCGTCGAGAACAGCTTATCGATCTCGGAACTAGCGACGCCGGCCGCGGTCGCCAGTTCGCGGAACTTGGCTTGCGAGGCGCCCTTGTCGCCGCTGATGCCTGAGGCTTGAGAGATGAGCGTGTCGCGATCGATGTTGAGTTGCTCGCCTTTGGACTTGCCGCGGAAGACGCCGACGATGGCCCCGGCGACCGCGCCGACTGCGGTCCCGATGCCCGGCAGAATCGCGGTGCCAATCTTCGCGCCGGTCGCCGCGCCTCCAGCGACACGCTTCGCGCGGCTGCCTGACCCGGTCGCGCCGAGGATTTCCTGATAGGCGTCGAAGAGTCCGCCGCCCGTCTCCAGAGCGCCAGCGACCAGACTGCCAGTGCCGCCGGTGCCCAACATGCCCATGCCTCGCGAGATGCGGACACCGGCAGGCGACGAGAAGTAATCGTGCATCGCCCGCTGGATGGTCATGCCTGCGCCGCCTAACGCGCCGGACTCCATCCCGAGACCGCCGCCACCTTGCGCGCTGCCGCCGATGTTCTGCGGCCCGAACATCGCGAGCGACGTCGACAGATTGCTGGAGACGAGATTGGCGATGTTCTCAGTCGTGAACTCGCCGCGAATGGCTTGCGGTGCTTGCAGTCCGCGCGTTAGCCAGAGCGCCAAGCCTTCGCGGGTCTGTTCGAGGAGTTTGATTTCCTCGACGCGGGCTTTATTGACTTCCTTCTGTGCAGCGACGAAGGCCTTCAATGGCGCCAGTGGGTCTGTCGCAATCTTCAGCGTGAGCCCGGTATCGATACTGGGGATGCCAGTCGAGCCGCCAATGCGTCGCGGCGTGGTCGCCTTCGGTGGCGCACCGAACGCACCGGCCGGAATGAATCCGGTCGCGAGGTCCGACAGACCGGAGAGTAACTTCGCGACGGCGCCGATCGACTCCGCGGCGAATGCCCGGAACCGAATCCAGCCCTGCGCCCAGGCGTCGTCGAATTCGTCGGCCTTCTTGAGCAGTTCCTCGTCCATGATGGCGCCGGTCTTCTCAGCGGCCGCCGTCACTTCCTCTAAGGCGCCGGTCATTAAGCGGCCCATCTTCGCGCCCGCGCGGCCGAAGAGGTCATTCAGGATGGCCGCGCGCTCGAATTTGTTATTCACACCGACGAGCGACTTGTCGATCTCGAACATGACCTCGTCGAGACCCTTGGTCTTGAGCTCGTCGATGCTGAGGCCCATCTTGTCGAGCGCGCTGACCACCGACTTATCGCCGTCGCCCAGACGCCGAGAGAGTTGGTCGGCACTCGCCGCGATGCCTTCGACCGTCAGCCCGACGCCTGCGCCGACGTAGTTGAACGCCTGCAGTCGCGTCGTCGAGAGTCCGGTCTGCGCGGACAAGTCGATCATCTCGCCCGCGAACGCGCCGATCTCTTTGGCGTAGCTGACGACTGCGCCGACCGACAGCGAGACGCCGAACGCGGCCATCAGTGGATTGAGCTTGCCCATCACGCCGGTGAGTGACGAGAACGCGCTGACCGGCTTCTGTGCGGCCGTCGCAAGTTGCTCCAGTTTCGGCGGCACCTCGACGCCCATCCGTTTCATCTTTTCGGCGGCTTCGGCGGCCTTGTTGCCGACCGAGATGAGTTCCGTCTCGGTCAGTTTCGACGTGCCGCCGATGCGCTCGATGGCGTTGACCATCAACGTCGCTTCTTGGATCAACTTGCGACCCGAGAAGTTATCCGTCATCCGATTGAGCGACCGCTCGACGAACCGCGACGACGAATCCAAGCCGCGCAGCTTCACGTCCGCGCGCTCTATGGCGGCGTTGAACGAACTAAAATCCGCACTGAACGTGGCAGAAATTGCCACTACGCGGCCCTCGCGCCCTTCGACAAATTGCATCGCGCGTGCGCAATTTGCAGGTTCTTTGTCTCGTGCGGACCACCAGCGGCGAGCGGCACGATGTGATCGAAATGGTATTTCTCAGCCTTCAGGTCGAGCGATTTCTGGCAGATTCCGCAGAGGCCATTGAACGCATTGAGGATCGCTGCGTAATCCACGCGACCGATACGTGCTCCCCGTTTTCGAGCAGAGCGATCACGCGCGCGCGCCTTCCACGGTTCAGGGTTTCGGTCGTAACGCGCCTTGACCCTCGCTGTAATCTGTTGCCGATTGGCTTCACGCTGCGCGGCCTGTCGTGCTCTCACGGTATCGCCGTTGCGGTCGTAATAGGCGCGGCTTGATGCCTTTCTCTTTTCAGAATGGCGGGAATAGTATTTCTGAAAATAGGCGGCCTTCCGTTCAGCACTTCGAGATGGCTGTCTCTTGCGCTGATCCGCTAGCGTGCCAGCGTGCCTCTGTCTCCGCTCTTTTTGCCTTCTCAATACCTGGCTTGAATTCTGCGCATAGGACGCACGTTGCCGCGCATTGATCTCATCGCGATGGCGCTCGCGATAGTCGGCCATCCACAGCCGATTACGTTCGCGTTTCCGTTCAGTCGAATCCATTGCGCTGCGATCCTCGTTCATTCAACCACTCGATGAGTTCTGGATAGAGGTGCGCGGGCAACTCCATCAGATCGTTGTAAGTCCATCCACAGGCGCGACAGATATCGAAGTCCGCGTAGATTCGCTCCCTGTGGTCGAGCCGTTTTTTGCGGCCGCCCGTTCCGCTTCCATCTTCCTGATGTGCCCCTCAACGGCGGCCTCGAGCTCGCGGTAGCTGTCCACGTCGAGCAGTTGAATCGTCGCCACGTCCGGCGGAATGGGATTGCCTTCCGGGTCACGGAACGACCACGCGACCAGATACGCGGCAATCTCCGCGATGCCCTGCAGCGCGATGTTCGGTTTGCGCCAGCCGGTCTGCTGATTGATTTCGCCGATGATTTGCTGGAACGCCGCGCGCTCCTCGCCGACCGTGAGTTGGTTCTTGACCTGAATCCAATCGCCATCCGACAGCGTCAGTGTCGTGACGCTCGGAATAACGAAACGTGTGCGCGGCATGTGCCCCTGCTTTCTGTTCGGTTCCTAGTTATCCGGTGGTCCCAGAACGCCCTGGATACGATTGCCTTCGACGACGAGCGACACCACGGGCCAGCACCAGCGGCCCTTGTCGCGTGGTGCGGTGAAATAGAGCGGTTTCTGTCGGACTTGAAAGGCATCGATCCGATTCGTCGTGCCCGCGAGCACCCAGGCATCGCGACCACGGCGAATCGTCCACGACGTCAACCAGGCAGCCGGGCGGTAGCCCCAGAGAATCTCTCCGGTCGCCCCGCGCAGGTGCAGCCGCAGAAACGGACGCCCTCCCCGCACGAGCGGTGAAGTGGCAGCCACGCGTCAGCGCCCGCTTAGGCGACTTCCTGGTTCGGCAGCGTCCAGCTTCCCGCCGCGCGGAAATTGCCGGTGATGCGCGGCGCCGCCAGACTGCAGTTGATCTCGCAGTCCAGATACGCCAGGCCGCTGTAATGCATCGGCAGATCGGCCGGCGTGCCCGAGAGGTTCCCGTCGATGTCGTTCGGCGAGAGTTCCAACAGGCCCGGCTCGGTCTCCTCGGTGGCTCGGACGAGCGCGAGCTCGGAGCCATTGTAGAAGCCTCCGACCGTCCCGCTGATGTCGCGCATGCCCGGGATGTAGACCTTATTGTTGTCGCCGAACGCCGTGACCTCTTCGAAGTCGGTTCGAAGGCTGAGCGTCCACGCGTTGAGCGAGATGATTTCGACGAGGTCGGCCGGCGTGCCTGCCCCTGACGGGCTCCATCGCACGCGCCCGGTGCGTCCTGAACGAATAGCCATGTGCGTCTCCTGTGAATTCGACTACACGAGTGATACCTGGACTCGATACATCCCGCCGCGACGAAACCAGCGGATCGACGGGTCGGCATCATCGACCTCCGTCATCCGCAAGCGACTCTCCCGGAAGCAGGCCATCGCGTGAAAGCCCGCGGCCTCGATCGGCACGTCTTCGAGCAGTGCATCGATGCGCGCGGCCGCGGCCTGAATGTTCCCGCCGGCGGTGCTCGCCATGCGCGCCTCGACCATATAGAGCGCATCCTCGAAGCCTCGCTGTTCGAACGTGCCCTCGTCGTGCTCCTCGACCAGCGACACGATGACGAACTGCTTCGCGCCTTCTGGTGCCTCCTGGTAATACACGCCGTTCGGGCACAGGCCGAGCAGCGTGGCATCGCTCCCGAGCCGCATGAGCAGCGCCTGGTCAATCAGCGAGGAATCAGGCACCGTTCACCTTGAAGCCTTCGCGGCGCACCATGCCGATCAACCGGTCGAACATCGAGCGCCGCTGCCGGACGGCCGTCCGCACGAACACGTGCGCCGGCGGGCGCTTGCCCCACATCTTGCCGGTGCTCTTGCCGTTGAGCCAATGTCTCGCCTGACTGCCGTTGTCGAACAGCCACGCAATCGGCGAACGCGCGCGCACTCGGACGGCCACACCAGCCCGGCTCTGTTCCTGCACTTCGACGGTGACGGAGTCGCGCAGGCCGCCGGTGATGGCGTGCTGGCCGTAGATGGTCCGAACCTGCACAGCCATCGAATTCGCGGCGGCGAGCGCTTCGCGGCCCGCTTCGGCGGTCAGGCGGTCGGGCAGGTTCCGCAGTTGCTGCTCGAATTCGCCGAGGCCGGTCCACTGCACGCGGACGCTCATGCTGTGACCTCTGCGGCAGGCTCAACACGCCGAGACGATTCGAGGAGGTCGCCGAGCGCCTTCTGAATCTTCGGGATGTCCTCGTCGGTCACGAAAAAGTTGCAGTGCAGCATCAGTGCACCGTTGACCGGAATCACCAATTCAGCGTCTCGGCAATTCGCAGGCAACACGCCAGCCTGCACCAAGATCGCACCGAGCGCGCGGGCGGAATAATAGTTGTTCATGGAGTTCCAGTCTCAAGCGGCACGGTCGCGAGCACTTCCTGCTCGGCGCAGTAGAGCACCTGTTCGATGCCGCGCAGTTCCGGATCCTCGACGTCGAGCACGTGGAACACCCGGCCGGAGAAGACAACCCGCGCGAGCGTCGTCAGACCGTCGAGATACGACACGGTAATGACAAACGGCCGTGTGGCGGTCACAGTGCCCTGTCGGATGCGCTCGGCCTGATGGGCGGTCGCCGGAGCGATCGCGGCCATGCGCGTCCCGAGCGACTCCCACGTATCGATCCAGTCGCCATCGCCGGTCATCTCGCGGTCGCCGGGCGTTTCGATGGTCACGAGATGCCGCCGCAGGCCAGAGGAAATCATGCCAGGGCCGGATCCCGATGCCGGCGAAGCAGGTTCGTGACGACTGGCGAGAGGTCGCCGTCGGTCTGCGTGACGCGCTGGTCGTCGAGGTCATCGCCGCGGAAGCGCCACATCTCTCCCAGTTGCAAGAGGATGGCGGCGTTTATGACTTTGGAGTTGTCCGGCGCGTCGTTCTTGATGTAGTCGAGCACGATGGCCTCAGCCTGCTCAAGTTTCAGGACGAGGTCAGGGTCAGGCGGGACGACGAGGTCCGGCCGTCGCAGATGCGCCGCTGCCTGCGCCAACGTCACGCGCGCCATTGCGGCTCAGCCTACACGACCGGCGCTGAGATGGGATTGTTGTATTACAGAAACGCCTGCGCTTCGGCATCAGCCTGACGTTCTCGGCGCTGATGCCACTTCTCGGCCTGTGGATTGACGCAGGCTAAACATGAGCAGCAGGCCAGATGGTCGGCTAGTCGTTCTGGATCGTGCGCCCTGCGCCTTACAGATAAGCCGCGCTCGTCCTTCTGGACCGCCTTAGAGCCATCGAACATTCGAAAAAGTCGGACAGCTTTCTGCACCATTCTCCAGCGATCGTGTCGCCTTCTCTCGCGAGTCTTCATGTCGTCAATTATTCACAGAAACGACCACGTCCGGCCCGCGAAGGCGGCATCATTCCACGCCGTGCGGGCGTGGATGCTGGAGTGCTGGCCGACGTGCCGGACGAATTGCGGATGGCTGGCGAGCGCTGGCTGGCCCGGCCATCGGGTCAGCGCCCAACTGGCTACCAGCTTATCGAAGCCGCGCCAGTGGTCGGTATAGGCCCGGCCCCATGCCGTCTGCAGCGGCCAGTCGTGGAGGTGCGCGCGGCCCCATGCCAGGAAGTCCAGCGCATCGGCCATCCGCAACGCCTGCGCCTGCGACGCCCGGATGCGCTCCAGCCGCACATCGTAAGCCGCCTTCGGCCGCGACGGCACATTGAAGCCGAAGAAGCGATAGACGTGGCGGTCGGCCCGGGCGTAGCGCTCCAGCCATCGCTCGACGCTGCCGAGGAAGTCCGCGCAGAATTCGAGGTCATCTTCGAGTAGGAGAATCCAGTCATAGCTCGACGGCTCGACCATCGCAATCTGGGCCAGCCCGTTCTCGTTCGGCGTGCGCTTCGCTGCTGGCACGTCCAGACGCCAGGTCGAGGCACTGAGCTCGCGCGCCAGCCACGCCACGTCAGGGTCCGTCGCGGCGATATGGATGTCTTCCATGTTGACGCCTTGCGCCAGGAGTTGCCGCACGGTCGCGCCGAGATAGTTCTTGTGCGGCGCGCGGTTCGCGGTGCGAATCGTGACAGCGATTCTCAACGCTCTGCCACCTGTCGAACGTCTCCAACGCTAACGAAACAGCCGTCAGTTCCGTGGCGGCAGTGTTCCAGTTTAACCTCGGCCATCTTGCCGCCCCAGATTGGAGCGATAATCTTGCCAGTGAATCGCCCATATTCCTCGAAGTGAGGATGCTTTCGATTCACTATTTGCACGCGCTGGAGTTGACTCATTAGTTCACTCAGTCATGCGGCTGCCGCTGGAACGATGCGCTGAGCCACCGTGAAGCGCCCATGCTCTGGATGCGCGAACAGCGCCTGTGCCAGCTTCAGATGGTCCTGTCTGAAGCCGTCCGGCTTCGCGTAATACGCCGTGGTCGGAATGCCGAGCAGCGGCCCGAGATACGAGAACCCGCCATAGGTGCCGACCAGCGCCGACGCCCCGGCGATGACCCGCGTCTGGATTTGCAGGTTCGTCGCTGGCGTCATCTTGATGCGGTGCAGGCGCGGGTCGTTCGTCCGCAAGTCGGAGTGGTCATCGAAGACCATGCCCGTCTCGAGCAGCACGACATCGGTCGTGTCGAGCAACGTCAGAATCGTCTGCTGCACGAAGGCGCGCTGCTTCGCATTGTCCGGAAAGCATTCCGAGGCATACCACTTGACCGCGACGTAACGCTCCGGAAGATCCAGCCCGTGCGCGGGCGGTCGCGCCATCGGCCGATACCGCGTGTGCGCGTCGAGCATCTCCTGATTGCCGTCCGTCCAGAACACGCGAAACAGTTGATACATCAGCGACGGATGCAGCACGGCCGGCGTGCGCTTGATGTCGACGTGCACCATGACCGCCGAGATGATGGTTTGATCGAACGCTCCGCTCACGAAATGCTTCCGCACGCGGCGGCCGGTCTTCTTGTTCTGCGCCAACACGCGGCGCTCGTTGCCGTGCCTGAAGGCGTTGACCGACATCAGGTCAAACACATCGACATAGCGCACGGCGCCGAGGTCGGCATACCAGTCGCGACAGCCGCCGCGCGACACGATGATGAGACGCTCCGGATCGATGCGCGCGGACTCGATGACCCAGCGCAGAAACGGAATCCAATACAGCACCTCGAAGCCGATCTCGGTCAGCCACGGCCCGACGAGAATCGGCCGCTCGGACGACTGGCACGCCTCGATGGCGTCGCGCAGGTTCTGCATCGCGCCGTGCGTCGAGAGTCTCATCGGCGCTTCTTTACAGGCGGAGTCCACGAGCCCATCTCGAGCCCGTAGATTTTGGGCGGCGCTGAATACATGCTCGGCGCCACCATCGTCACGCGCACGCCCATCGCGCGAGCCGCACCGGCCCAATACAGGATGCCTTTGTGCTGCTGCGCGTGCAGCGCGTCCATTTTCGTGCCGTGGCCGCTCAGGATGATGTGCTCGAAGCCTTTCATCAACGCATAGGCCATCATCAGATCGACTTGGCAACTACCCATGAAGCGGCCGTCGTCGAACAATTCCGGGAAGGCGCCGATGACGTCCTCGCGTGGGAATCGAATGCTCGCCGGGATTGAGGGATGCGGCTCCAGCGTATACAGCGGTCGGAAGTCCGGCGACTCAGGACCGGGCAGCGTCTTATACCACTCGTAGGTGCGCGGCCGTTGCTCTCGAATGCCGCGATGAAACTCCGTCTTGTGGACGTGATGCAAATCCCACCACGACGTCCAATCGGTCAACGGCGGAAACTTGCGCGCGTAGCGTTGCTGGCTTCCGCTGACGCCCCAGAACTCAGCACCGGGCCAGCGCACGAGAGGCGATGCTGCTTCGCGGCGCTTTCCGAGGATGATGACTTCCTTCACGCGGCCACCTTGCGCTTCAGGAGTGTCGTCTGGAGTCGATCTCCGAAACGCTGATACAACTCCTTGAGCGCGCGCTTGTCGGCCACGTCATGCCAGCGCTTCTGGATCGGCTGCGGCAACTTGTAATGATGGCCAGGACTCCACGAAAAGCCTTCCATGCGGACATTCGACGCGCCGCACCAGAACGCCACCGCGACCGCGAGCAAGCCCGAACTACACGGCCGCTTCTCGCCGAGATTGCGATCGCAGAGGATCGACTCGACGTGCGCCTTCGTGGTCTTGTCGAGCAGTGACCAACTCTCGCGGCGGACGCACAGTTGATCGAGCCGTTCGAACGTGCCCTCTTCTGAGGCGACCTTCGACCCGCGCAACAGCACGATGTGATGCACGCGGCGATTCGTGGCCTGCTCCATCATGCGCTTGTGCAACGGCGTCAGGTTCTTGTCGCCGGGTCGGTCCTGTTGCTTGCTGTTGACGAACCAAACCGAAGGGATGCCAGCGCAACTGGAAATCCCGCCATTGACGGCAATCACGACTTCGCCCGGCCGGTCCTGCGCGTGCTCGGTCGGCAGCGGCGCCGAGCCGACCACCAGACAGTCGCGGCCCTCGATGAACGGACGCAGCCGTTCAAGCTGAGACGGAACGGGATGCGTCGGTATCGGATACATACGTGACATCGAGCACGTCTTCCAACGTGCGGCGAGCGAAGCATCGCAGCGTCGTCACACGCGAACAGTTGACGACCTCGATGCCGAGTTGTGCGAGCGGTTGAACTAATGTCGCGAAACGTTGCCGGCAGAGGTCGAATGGCGGCTTCGAGCCGTCAGGATGCAACCCAAAGAAGTGCGTGCCCTGTAGGTCCACGCCGAGCAGGATGATGCTGGTGGCGCCGAAATGCACGGCCAAGTTCATGGCCTGATAAACGGAGTTGCGCCCGAGCGCCAGCGTGTCCGGCGACATCGACAGGCCCGTCTCTGGGCCACGCTTCAAGACCTGCACATCGGGATACACCGTCGAGGAGATCGAGAACTTCCGGCCGGCGAATCCTGGCGCGCCTTTGTGCCACTTCCACCAGTGCCGATCGCCGGCGTAGAGCACCGTGGCCCACGGGCAGAGCCGATACGAATCGTTGACCGCGACAACACCATCGACGCGGCCGCGGAGCAGATCGACATCGGCCTGCGTCAGCGATGGCCCAGAGCCGAGTATGGCGACCGTGGCCCCGTCAGGATAGAGCCGAGGCGCCGGCTCAACGGGCGGTTTCGCTTTCTCTTCAGGAATCCGCATATCTGCTTATTTAGTGCTTGACACGGAACCTACCGACAAGTATTATCGTCACATCAAACAGGGAGAGACGACATGATGAACACGACACAATACGCCAACCCGCGCATCGCACTGGAAATAGCACAAGGAACGGCCGATGCGAACGGAGCTCCCGTTATGGTGCTCAGCCGCGATGGCTGGTTCGTCATCAGCGAAGAACCGCCAGACGATATGGACCCATCGCCCTATGACGCAGGATGGGTAGACCATGCGCTCGTAGAACCGCAGTCGTGGGAAGAGTGACTCAGATGAGAAAAAATCCTCACGCCGTCGCGCTTGGCCGGAGAGGCGGGAAGGCCCGCGCGAACCTTCCGGCCGCTGAACTGTCGCGGATGGGCCGTCTCGGCGGTCGGCCGCGAAAGTATCGGCTGGAAACGACCGTGCTAGATGGTCTTCGCTGTAGCTGGTTACAGAAGCGCATGGGCGACCGATGGGTAAACCTCTATCCACCCTACGATCGCGCCGCTCGCGAAGCCCTGCGTCGCCTGTCATCGAGAATGCCATGACACTAGACCTGACAGGGCAGGCATTTGAAAGACTGACTGTTATTGAAATCGTGTCGCGCGGACACGATACGCTGTGGCGTTGTCGTTGTGAATGCGGACAAGAAACCACTGCCTCGACTTCCGACTTGAGAAGAGGTCGACGCAAAAGTTGCGGATGTCTGCGCCTTGAGAAGGCAATCACGCACGGGCAGACTCGTCACGGCCGCAAACCGCGCGAATATGCCGCATGGGAGCAAATGTTTCAGCGCTGCGAAAACAGCCGAAATGACCGATACCGTCACTATGGAGGACGTGGCATTCGCGTCTGCGAACAGTGGCGCGACTATGCGGCGTTTTTCAGCGACGTTGGGCCGTGCCCAGATGGTTACTCGCTTGACCGCATCAACAACGACGGCAACTATGAGCCTGGAAACGTGCGCTGGGCCACATGGGCCGAGCAGAGAAGAAATACCTCCAAGAATCACCGAGTAACATTTCAAGGCGAGACATTGTGCCTGGCAGATTGGGCCAAGAGACTGGGGTTTAAACATCAGAGTTGCCTCACGCGCCGCCTTCAGCGTGGCTGGTCAGTCGAACGCACATTGACTACCTAGAACTTTCGCCCCGTGCTGGGATCAAGTTGCGTGTAATCCAATCCTGGCCGCCCTTGTGGCCCAGGTTTTCCGTCGCGGCCTTGCTTGCCTCTGCGCGTCACCATGCGCCATGCGTCGTGCCCCTCAGTCGGCAGTTCCGCCGTCTCGGTCGTCGCCATCCAGCTGTGGCCGTCATACTGCACCATCGCGCCGGCGGGATAACTCTTGCCCGCGGCGAACGGCCCGGCAAACCACGGCAACGGCAACCAGAATTCCCGCTCGCGGTCGCCTTGCTTCAGGAACAGTCGCCAGCCCTTGGCCGGATGATGCTCCAGCCCGAAGTCGTCGAAGCCGAGGCCGTCCTTGCCGTCGCGTCCTGGTGCCCCGTCCTTGCCGTGGATGCCATCGTTGCCGTCCTTGCCGTTCAGACCGTTGCTGCCGTCTTTGCCGTTCAGGCCAGCGGCGCCATCTTTGCCGTTGAGGCCCGGTGCACCGTCTCGGCCGTCGCGGCCGGCCGCGCCGTCTTTGCCGTCGATACCATCACGGCCGTGCGCGCCATCCTTGCCGACGAGTCCTGGCGCGCCGTCTTTGCCGTCGATGCCTGCCTTCCCGTCAAGTCCCGGGCGCCCTGGTTCGCCATTCTTGCCGTCGATGCCGTCGCGGCCGGACGAGCCCGGTGCACCGTCTTTGCCGTGCAGGCCGTCGATGCCGTCGCGGCCGGGCGCGCCTGCTGGCCCTGCTGGGCCGATGTCGCCAGGCTGACCTTCGAGGCCCTGATCTCCTTGTGGCCCGACGATGGACTCTCCTGGTGCGCCGGCAGGCCCAGGATGGCCATCTGGCCCGCGCTCGCCGGCGGCGCCCTGCATCCCGCGCTCTCCGGGCTCGCCTCGATCGCCACGCGGCCCGACAATCGACAAGCCATCGCGGCCGTCGCGCGGTTCGCGGGCTTCGAGCGTCGCCAGACGCGCCACGATTGGGCTGATGACGTCTGGAGGCTCCCACATTTCGAGCTCCATCAGTCGCCGCTCAAGCGAATCGATGTGTGCCTGATACGGCGCGACGGCGAGCGCGATCTGCTTCTGCGTGTGCGTCCTGATGACCGGCGCCATCGCGACCATCAGCGCGGAGAGGTCGGCAGGCGTCATGGCTTGAATCCGGCGCGACGGCGCTGCGGACGTGGCACTGGCTCACGATTCCAATCGTCACCACCGGTGAGACCGAGGAAGTCCGCGAGGTCGTGCAACCACGCCAAGAGCCGAGTCATGCTTCGACCATCTCGCTGAGTCCCTTCGTGAACGCCGCGAAGTCGCGTTCGGTCGCTTCCTCTTCTTCGTCGTCCATCATCTCAGGCTCAGGCTCCATCGGTGCGACAGGCTGCGGCGTCGTGCTGGGCGGCGCGGCGTCACGCTTCGCCAGCGCACTCAAGCTGTAATCCTGCTGCTGACGATACACGTCATCGCCACCAGCGACAGGCGGCAGGTTTAGCACGCGGCGCGATTCGTTCGGCGTCTTCAGGTGCTTGGCGGTGTCTTCCGATGCGATGAGCGTCGGCGTATCCATGCGCAACAAGTCATTCGTATCGAATTCCGTCCCGAGTCGCACTGGCGGATCGCCGACTTTATCAGGCGCGAGGCCGAGCCCTTCGTCGAGCACGAGCTCGAGCGACTCGACATGCGCCTGGATGCACTGCGTGTAATACTGCACGCTGAGCGCCTGAATGTTGTTGTAGTTCGGCGGCGGCCCGACACCGACCATGTAGGGCGGCACGTGAAACGCCGAGCAGATTGTCTCAGACGTCCAGCGCAACTGCTCGATCAGTTGCGCGTCGACCGCCGTCATCACCATCTGTTCGAATTTCAAGCCGTCGCCCAGCACGGCGACCTTGCCAACATTCGCGCCGGTAAAAGACGAATCCCAACGCTCTTTGAGATCCCTGGCCTGATCATTGCCAATCGCTCCGGGCGCCGTGAGGATCCCGCTCGGCCGAGCTCCGTTCGCGAACAGGTTCGCCGAGTTGGTCTGAATCTTCTGGCCTTGAATCGCCGCGAGTGCACAGGCCGCGAGCGGCGCGATGCCGACGAGCGGATGATAGAGCGGCACGGCGATGTCGTGGATGATTTCCCGCGCCGGCACGATGACGTTGTCCTGTGGCAGTTGCGCGAGCTCGTCCTTCTTGAGTTCATAGAACACGCTGCCATCGGGCGCAATCAGCGGGCGCACGCGCTGCGGATCGAGCACATACATCGCGACGACCACGCGCCGCTCGTCGCGCTCCTTGAGCACGTAGGTATTCCCCATCGAGAGCTTCGAGAGAATCCACTGCTCGATGAACTTGATGCGCGTCTGGTAGTGATTCGGCTTGCGCAGGACCGGACTGAACGCCGCATTGTCCTCTTCGGTCCAGATGCCCGCTGGCGACTCCTTGACGAGCCGCAGGCGCATCTTCGCGACGTCGCTTGAGATGAGACTCAGGCAGGCAAAGACCGTGCTCTGCGTGGCGATGGTCGAGAACTCGCTGGAGAGTGTGCGGGACTCGGTCTGCCAGGCACCGGTCGTCGTGTCGCGAATAAGCGGCCACCAGCCGCCGCGGCTCTCTGGCTGATGCAGGTTCGCTTGCTTGCGGCCCCACGAAATTTCCAGAGGGCCGAGCTTCATTCGGTCGCTCTGAGGTCGCGGCGCAGATAGCGATCGTGTCGAGGGGCCCACATCGTGGCCAAGCTTTCAGCTTGTTCAAGCATGTGGAAACAGCGCGCGCACAGCCACTCGTAGCCGTGACTGACCAGCACGACGCCATGACGTTCAGGAGCGCCACAACTGCGGCACGTGAGGCGAGATGTCAGAGGTTGCTGTGCCATAAAAAAGGGGCGGCTGCCTCCCAGACAACCGCCCCAACGAAACTACGGATTGTCGACGATGGCGCCCCAGTTCACGTCATCCATCAACGCGACACCGACGCCCGACGCGCGCCGGCGCGCCCAGTTGATGTAGCGCTCGCAGCGGATGGCCATCGAGTTCGTCTGGAACATCGAGACCACGCCCGCCGAGGTCGGCGACACCGGCGTGCCTTCGACGCCCGCCCGCATCACCGGCGCGTCGTCCATTTCGAGCGACGCCTCGCGCGAGATGTCCACCGTGAAGCCGCCGTCATCCGCCAGGAAGATGTCCTCGGCGTTGACGAGAATCACGATGTTGTTGTAGGGCGAGCCCAGATACTGCCCACTCGCATACTGCGACGTGATGACCGGCAGGCCCTGGAACGTGCCGCCGTTCATCGTGATGTCCGGAAACGCCTTGACGCCACTGGCCGCGATGCGCATCAGCGACAGCGACAGCGCCAGCGTGTTCGGCATGATCCACGCGGCCGTCGTCGGATTGACGTTGGTCGTGATGAACTGGTTGAAGAACTTCGCCACGTCCAGATCGACCGTCGCGAGGTCGGTGCCGCTCGACGACAGCGGCGTCAGGCCGTTGGTGATCGACGCCGGCGACACGTTCGCGACGGCGGCCTTCGACGGATCGATGAAGTCCAGATCCATGCGTGCGGTCAACGCCTTCGCCAGTTCGTTGCGGACGAGCATCTCGGCCGAGGGCGACGAGAAGCGCGCCAGTTCGTCGGTGATGACCGAGATGGCCGCCACCTTCGCCCAGGTCAGCGTTGAGGCCGTCACGTTGAACATGGTCAGCGGCTTCGCGCGGCCTTCTCCGACCCAGTAACCCGTCCCGCCGGTCGACTGGCCGGTGATGCGGACGTTGAACGGCACGCGCGTCATGCCCTGCAGTTTCCCGACGATGGTCATCGGGCGCAGGAAGTCGACGAATTCGCTCACCAGGTTCGTCGCGTAGACGAGCGGCTCGGCAAAGCCCGGCCCGCTGGCGCCGCCGTCCATCGTGCTGCCGGCGCCGACCGCTTCCTTGATCAGCATCTGGATGCGCGGCTGGTCGGGATAGCGCCGGCGGGCGATGTCGAGCGGCGACATGCCGGTGAGGATTCCGGCCATGCGGCAGATGACGTAACGCGAGAACTCGATGCCGGGCGGCAGTTCTACGGGCTTCGGATTGCCGACCTGATGCGCTGGCAGGCCGTCCGGATTCGCGCGTGACGGCAGCGTGACGCCCTTGGTCTGCAACGCGCGCGCGGCCTCGATGGTCTGGAGCGATGAGACCCTGTTCGTCAGCGACTTCACCGAGGTGAGCAATCCATCGCGCTCGGTGGTCTGGGCATCGTCGAGCGAGCCGTCGGTGTTCTCGAGCGCGGTGAGTTCTTCGAGGCGTGCGGTCTTCGCGGTCAGGTCGTTGCTGACGGCTGTCAACATCTCGGAAGTCGGAGGCATGGTCGTGTCCTGTTTCGATCGGCTGACAACAGTCGGCGGTGTAATGACACGAGGCGCGCTCCCGCCTGTCGCGGCAGGGGCATCGCGATCGTAGGATTTGATCGTGGTAATCGTCGCGTCGGCATTGGCCGGAATCGTCACGGCGCTGAGCTCAAGCCACTCCCAATCGGTGAAGTGCAAGCCCCAGGTGCCTTTGATGAGTTCCGGATCCTTCGTCGGGCGGAAGCCGACCGACAGGCCGCGCACAAGGCCCTCTTTGATGAGCGACCAGGCGCGGTCGATTTCGGCGATGCCCTTGGCGATCTTGGCCGTGATGGCGATGCCGTCTTTGGTGACCTTCGCGGCGGTGACGTGGCCGATCGGCTGATCGGCGCGGTGCTGCCAGAGGAGCGGAATCGGCAGCGAGAAGATGGCGCCTTTCGGGTCGAGGATGTCGCCTTTGCGGTCGGTCGCCGGCGACGACGCGATGCCTTCGATCAGGCGCTGATCGTCATCGACGGATTTGATTTCGAAGGTGGAGTAGGCGCGATCCACGCGGCTCAGCCTACACGGAACCGCTAGCGCAACGATTGATGTATGACGGAAATCAGCTACTTCGTGGTCTTCGACTGACGAATCGACACCTTGCAGATTCGAGCGTCTCGGTCGCTGCCGTCCGCCGTGAAACCGTGCTCCTTCGCAACCATTACAGCCACTCTGCGGAGCCAGTAGATCGGCATACGTCCATCGAATAGCATCAAGTCGCCGCTTTTTGCGTCAACGATGGCCCAGCCCTGCTCTTCCTTTTTCAGCATTACTTCACATCCTTCGACAACTGGCAGAAGCGCTGCGCGTCGGCCGTCGGGATCCGCCACTCGCGGCCCGCCTTGAATCCGGACAGCTTGCCACGCTGAATCAGGCGCCGGACGGTGTGCGAGTTCACGTCGAGCCATTCGGCCAGAACCGCGGCAGTGATGTAGGGGCCTTGATGGCTCCGGAGGTCGATGATGGGCGTGTCGATGGCGCGCAGTCGGTGGCGGCGGCTCATGGTTTAACCCTGTTCAATTGAAGCGATTCCCGCCTCTATTCGGCGTGCTCTTAAACACCGCGCCGTCTGAATATGGCTGTATCGATACTCGGAGCCTGTCACGCTGTTCGGGCAACTTCGCCCGTTGACGTCGTAAATGCGATCTTCCCAATATTTGTGCGCGCTGTAGTCTTGCCCACAGTCGCAACAAGGGATCTCCTCGACTCCAGCGATGGCGTCAACGAGTTGCTCCATCAGGGTTCTATTCACCATCGCCTCCGGTCGTTGCCGCGTTGACGCTGGGAAGGCATCACGTCGAAGTCAGGACGCTCGCGGTCAGCATCGAACGACGATTTGCGGCGCGGGTCACCATCGACGTTTCGCGTGCCTTTACACTGCGGGAACGACTTGCAGCCCCAGAACACACCGTGCTGGCTCTTGCGGCTGACCATAGGCCCGTCGCAGTCCGGGCATTTCACGTTCTCAGGCTTCATCGCTGCGCCTCCATGAACACATTATTAAGGGCAGTATAAACGATGCACGCTTTAGAGTCACTATGAAACGCTTGTGCTTGCCCGCAAACGCTTGTAGAGTGCAGCGAATCGGTTTCGCGTCCACAGCCACTCGATAGGAGCCGCCATGTTCAAGAAAGGTGATCGCGTCCATCTCCACGATGGAAGCATCGTCGAGGTCCGCCGCAAAAACTCCGGAAACATCCGGCGGCCCAAGTCCGAACGCTCGCTGATTCGCGGCTTCATCCGCGCATCCCTGGTCGATTGCCTGACCGGCGAAGAGCAGGCCGGCGACTGGCACGAGAACATCGTCACGCAGGCCGGCCACCAGATGATCGTCCGCAACTTCGTCGGCATCCAGAGCTCGCACTCGAGCGCGGTCGCCGTGCAGACCTCCGATGTCGGCTGGGCCCGCTATTGGGGCATCGGCAACTTCACCGAAGCCGCCTCGTCGAACTTCTCGACCATCGTCTCGATGCACTCCGAATACGGCGTGTCCTCGACGCAGACGACCGGCAGCCGCATCGCGGTCTCGAGCGGCATCCAGGCGCTCTCCGGCACGTGGAGCCTGTCGCAGTCGTTCCAATACGCGAGCTCGCACATCAGCCACGCGGTCGCGCTCAACTGCATCGGGCAGTTCGTCAACGCGAGCGCAGGGACGGGGACGGCGCTGAGCCTGGCTACATTTGCATCAAGCACAAAAGGGACGACTCAGGCTTTAAACGTTACATACAACTGGCTTTTCAGCACGGCTTAGTGTAACTGTGTTACAATCGGTGGTATGGCAAACCATCGATTGGACGTTACTGGACAGTTCGGATCACTCACCATCCTTCGGGATGCACCCGTCACTGTAGACGGAACCACCGGCGGCAGAGGGAAGCGTCGGCGCGTTGTTTGTCAGTGCGCGTGCGGCCGAGAGATCACGCTTCGCATTGAGCAACTCGCGTCGGGAGAGTGGACGTCGTGCGACACGTGCAGAGGCACGCGGCGGAGTCGGCGCGGACGAGTGGCGCTCGACATGAGCGGACAACAATTCGGGCGGTTGACGGTGGTCAGTCGCGCCGATGCGTCCGAAACGATCGGCGGGAACAGTTACTGGAACGTGCGATGCGAGTGCGGCGTTGAGAAGCGAGTGCAGCGCTCGGCGTTGCTCACGGGACGAACGCGATCATGTGGATGCTTGGCGCGGGAGAAGTTCGGAAAGCATGGCGGAGCCAAATCGCCGGAATATCTGATTTGGAACTCCATGAAGCAGCGCTGCGACAACCCGAACAACGCGGCCTATCGTCACTACGGTGGTCGAGGGATTCGGTATCAGGAGTCGTGGAAGGAATTCAAGAACTTCATCGCCGACGTCGGGCCGCGGCCATCGCGCGATTTATCGTTGGATCGCATCAACCCGTCAGGTCCGTATAGCAAAGAGAATTGCCGGTGGGCCACGCGCGTGCAGCAAAGTCAGAATCGAGTATTCATCGGTCGCGAAGAGGCTGAATCATTGAAGGCAGAGAACGTTCAACTGAAGGCCGAGAACGCGCGACTCAAAGCGCTGGTCGGTGAAGCATGAGCCGCAACATCAAACCATTCCGTAAGCCACGCCCGGACGCCATCGCCGAACCGCCACCGACGGCGGACGTGCGCGAGCCGTGCGAAGTGTTCTACGGCCACAACGAGCCATCAAAGACGGTGCTGATGGCGTTCAACAAGCCGATCACGCAACTGTTCCTGACGCCGGAGCAGGCCGAGGATGTCGCGCGGCAGTTGCAGTATCGCGCCGCGGCCGCGCGCGGAAAGAAGCCCGCATGATTGATCCGCTCAATTGGCTCGATGGCGACAAGACGATCGGCGAAAAATGCATCGAAGCCGCAGTGCGGAAAGAAGCCGACATGAGTGAACCGCGCAAGGATGATCTGCTCTCGTTCGATTTGCAGACCATGAAAATACTCGCGAGCCGTCTCGGGTATCGCTTTGAGACGAGCGCCGACGGCAACGTGGAGCGCATGTATCGCCCAGACGGCACGCTGGCGCTGACGGCAACGAAAGAGAAGCCCTCATAATGCCTGATACCCTGACTGCCTATCGTGCCGGCGTCTGGTTTCTCGTCGGCTTGTGCACCGGGCTGGGCTGGGCGATTGCCCAGTGGATTGTGGCGCGGTTGACGCGATGAATCGCAAGAGCCTCGTGCGCAAGAAGTCCGGCATCCTGCTCGACCTGTCGCTCGGCGGCACGCCGCAAGCGAACAGCGTCACCTGTGCCGAGCTCAAGATGGACCCGCGGCAGCCGTCGTTCCCGCTGCCGTCGCGCTCGGTGCATACCGCCGTCTGCACGCACGTGCTCGAATACGTCGAGCCAACGCGCGTGTGGCAGTGGTTCGATGAACTGCACCGCGTGATGCGGCCAGGCGGCATCGTCTACTTCAGCGGGCCGTATGGCGGTGACGACTCTGCGGGCTGGATTGCCGATCCGACGCATCGCGTGCGCGTCATCGAGCAGACATTCGCGCATCTCGACCCGCGGTTCCCGTTCTACGAACTGCATGCCGACGTCGGCCGCGCGCTGCCGAAGCCGTGGCATGTGCTGCAAGCGACGCGCGTCCCGGGCACGCATGGGACCGTTGGCTATAACGCCATCCTGCAGTCGCAGCCGACGAACGGCAGGAAGCGCCGATGACGAATCGTCAATGGATCTTGTTCGCCGTTGTGATGGTTCTCATAGCGGCGATGAATGTGCTCTCGAACATGTGGACGATCGAAGCCCTCGACATGCTGCGAGCGCGCCGATGAGCACCGCAGCGCCAGCTATTCCCGGCTACTGCGTCGATGCGACGTGCGTGTGCCATCAACCTGACTTTCTACTTGACGATAGCCTCAAGGCTTGGCTTGGTAGCGATGGCCGCGAAGGGTTGCCTGAACGATGCTGCAAGCGCTGCGGCCGTCGCGGCCCGCAACCTGTGACCATCGTCGCGGCTCCTCAGACGATTACGCCCGAGGCGCTCCACGCGCGCATCCGGAAGACGCAGACCGAGCACGGCGCGACGATGGACGCCTTCCATCGCATCTGGTATGAGTGCGAGCACACGTGGTCGGTGACGAGCTTTCTCGGCGTCGGGCTGATGAAGAATCCGCTCGACCTCTGGATTTACCAAGAACTACTGACGACCATCCGCCCGAAGACGATCATCGAGACGGGCACCTACGCCGGCGGCTCCGCGCTCTGGTTCGCGACCCTGATGGATGCGCTCGGCATCGACGACGGCCGCGTCTTCACGGTCGACCTCGACGACCATCGCCGCTGCGACCATGACCGCATCACGTTCCTCGGCGGCGATTCGACCGACCCGGCGCTCGCTGCTGAACTACTGGAGATTGTCGAACGGCCGCTGCTGATTTCCCTCGATGCCGATCACAGCGCCGAGCACGTGCGCAAGGAACTGGAGCTCTACGCGCCGATGGTGGCGCCAGGGGAATACATCGTCGTGGAAGACACCAATATCGGATGGGGCGACGAGCGCGGCGCGCGTGGTGGCGTCGAGGACTATCTCAAGGCGCATCCCGGCGAATTCCGCCAGGACTTGCTCGCGGAAAAGTATCTCGTAACCTGCAATCCAGGCGGCTGGCTGCAGCGTGTCGCGGAGTGCCGTCATGTCTGAGAAGCTGACACGCGGCGAGCCGATGCAGGCGCTGCCTGGCCATCTGGTCATCACGCGGGATGAAGCCGAGGAACTGTATCGCTACATGGCGCCGCAGTATCTCAGCCCGAACACGTGGCCGCATCTGTCGCGGCTGTGGACGAAGATCAGCACCGCGCTCCGCAAGCAAGAGGAACTGCTCAAGGCGGCGGCCCGATGAAGAAGCCGAAGCCGCACAACGGGCACAACGGCGCCGTGCCGATGAAGTATCGGCCGAAGAGAAAAAATCACGTCGCCAATCACCGCATCGGCGAAGTCGAGTTCCATCTGCACCCTCAGCATCCGAAGCCCGGTAGTGATACCGTCAACATGCTGCTCGGGACGCCTTCGCTCGGGACCGTGAGATGTGAATGGTTCAACGCGATGATCGGGCTGCCATCTCCGCCCAATTGGTCGCTCGTGCGCTCCGTTCCGCAAGGTTATCTCGTGCCAGACGCGCAGAACATGCTCGTTGACACGTTACTTCGCGGCAATTTCCGCGCGCTGCTCCTCATCGAAGACGACACCATTCCGCCGCCGAATGCGCTCCTGCAGTTCGACAAGTGGCTCTGGAAGATGGAGCGCAAGAAAGCGCCGCCTATCGTCAGCGGTCTGTATCACATCAAGGGCAGTCAGGAAGTCCGCAAGGGCAAGACTGGCGGCATCGAATTGCTCGGCCCTGAACCGCTCGCGTATCGCGGTGGCGGTCAGCGCGCGTATCGTGACTGGACGCCTGGCGATGTCATCTGGGTATCGGGCATTCCGACCGGTGCGCTCTTGATTCATCGCTCCGTGCTCGAGGCGTGGGCCAACGAGCCGGACATCGAGACGTATTCGCTGCAAGGCTACCCTTGGCCGCTCAAGAAGATCTTTCAGAACCCGGCGCTCGTCTGGGTCGACCCGCACACGCACGGCATCCACGCGACGACCGGCACGTCTGATCTCTGGTTCAGCGAGCACACCATCAAGCGCGACATCTTGACGAAAGCTGGCTGGCCGGCGAAGTTTGCGAAGAAGCAATTTCCCTACATCATCGATACGTCGCTGCGCTTCATGCACATCGATCGCAGCACCGGTCAGCAGTGGTGAGCGATGGCTGACCTCAGCGCGCACGTCCACGGTAAGCGCTTCGGGCGATCGCAGATCATGGCCAGCCAATATGCCTGGATGACTGATTGGGGCGGCACTGAGCGTTATCCACTGACGGTAATTTATCCGTTACCGTCTGGTATTGCTGGCACTGGGGTAGATCCCACTAATCGTTGCCTATTTGCCTATACAGGTCTGGATTACGACATTCAAGTAGCAGCGGTCGGCGGTGTCTACCCGTATCTATACGAATTATCTAATGAGCCCGCTGGTATGACGGTGGACGCCTTCACCGGCGTGATTACATGGACGAATCCGCAAACGACAGCTACAGACGTCACCGTGCGTGTGACAGACACGAAAGGCAGCCAATCGACAGCGACGTGGTCTATTTCAGTCGGCACGAGTGGCTGGTATTTCGTCGATGCCGTGAATGGCAACGCCCATTCTACAAACGGAGGTTCAGGCACTGGCACGCTAGCTAATCCGTGGTTGACGCTCGACGACGTCTACGACGGGTCGTCTGCCGGATCGCGGGTCTACTTTCGCACAGGCACATACACGCCGCTTGGTCTTCCATCGAGTTCAGTCGATGACATCAATGGCGAGGAACGGGTTGACTGGAACGATAACACGCGCTCCACCATTTGGCTGGCATATCCGAACGAATCGCCAGTTATTGATTACGGTTACGTTGGCACCGGCTATCCGTATAACACAGGCGATTCAGTGCCGCGGTTTCGTTTGTCTGGAGACGCCGTTTATCTCGATGGATTTACCACCACGCGCTCGATGACGATGGCCTTCCAGTTAGGACGAGGGAGTCGATATGGAGTCCACATTCGACGAGTGACGATGGGCACGCATGGGCCAGGCATCAATGGCGGCAATTCAGCTCACCTGATGTGGATGCAGATGTATGCCAGCGGAGAGTCACACGACACGCCAGCATTTGGTGACGTAATTCATAGCTGTTCGTTCAGTGGTATCGACGACTCAACGGCCACTAACGCTGGCAACTGTGCGTTGAAGCTCTACTCGTGGATGCGCGGACTCATTGCTGATAGTGATTTTAGTGACATAGACACTGGCCCAGAAGACGAGGCTGCAATCGCCATTAAGTCGAACGTATCTCAGGTGGAGGTCCGTGGCTGCACGTTCTCAAGCGACATGACTACGATCTGCATCGGCGGAAATATGCACAATGCGCTCGATGACGAATTCGAGGATGAGCAGACATTCGGACAAATCAGATTCTGTAATGTGAAGGGAGGCGCCAGTCATGGACTGACGATTGGCCATCAGTCAGGGCCAGACTTCGGACCGTGGTATGTCGAGCGCAATACATTTCAGTGCTCAGTGCTCGTTGACGAGTTGGATAGCACAGATAGCCAGATTATCTTTGAGCGCAATGTCATCGTGAACGCTGACGGGTCTGGCACGCCTTGGCGATTTATTCAAGATGGTCCAGGAAATACTGATACATCAAAGGTGACGCTGAACATTTCCAGCAATCCGGAACTAAGCCCGACTGGTGTGGAGAACCTCGCCGGGGCGTCGAGCGACGCCATTACGGATGCAGACGGGGAACTCCAAGGCGCCTATCGGACGGCGTTCCTGGGCACGCACGGCCACGAAATATCTGGAGCACCCTGATGGCGGTCACCTTCTTTTGGCGATGCGAGGGAACGACCCTCGACGGCACGGACGACTCCACGGCTGGAGACAATACCGCCACTGCGCAGTCATCCGTCACGCTTGATGCTGCGGCTGGCCTGGTCGGCACGAATGGCATTCTCAGCGACGCCGTAAACCGTAGATTCACGTTTACTCCGACGAGTCTGATTAGTCCAACAGTCGGCGCAGCCGCATGTCTGTTTCGGTTTCCCACCACGGTCGCCGGTGCGGCACAAACTCTTTTCTTTTTCCGTGGAGCTGCGAGCGCGAATGACTGCATTTTTGTCGACGTTGCGGCCTCGCAGGAACTGCGCTTCGCGATTCGCCATGTGTCGGCCGGCCTCGTGTCGCTGACCACTACGGCGGCGAACCTTCAAGCGGGGTTGACGTACGGCGTGGTAGTGCGATGGGATCAACCTAACAATTATCGCCGCATAGAGGTGTATGACAGCGCTGGGGCGCTCATTCAAGCGGTGGAAGATCTCGCGACGGCCTACACGGCTCCGGCGGCGCTGGACGCCACGACGGGCATCGCGTGGGGTGACGTCGGCGGGTTTTCGCAGACGTGCCACATCGATAACTGCTTCATCGCAGACGCCTACGCTGAGCCGCTTGAATCCAACCTCCTGATCACGAGCTTCACGCAATACGACTCTGGTGGAGGCGAACCAGCCCTCTCCGTCGGTCATATCGGCGAAGCCGTCATCGGTGGTAGTTTGTTCTGATGGCACTTGAAGCCGGCGTCATCGGTGTGCTGGATATCGTCGAGGCGCAGATGGTCGAGTGCGTGCCGCCTCCCGAGCCGGAACCCGTGCGGCCTGAGCTCAGCGCCGTGACCGACTCGCCGACCGCGCAGATGATGGACGCGACCATCGAGCAGACCGGCGCGGGCCCGCCGCCGGAGCGCTGGATCTAACGTGGCATGGCAGCTAATCGGCTCCACGTCGGATTCCATTGCCGCTGGTGGCGGCACTGAAGACATCACCCTCCCCGGCCCGCCGATCGCGGGCGACCTCGTTATCGTCGCAACAGCCGCAGACGTCTCCTGTCAAAACGCCATCACCAGTTCCGGCTACACCGTCCCGGAGAACGGCACCGGCGCGAACCCTGGCGCCAACTTCGGCTACAAGGTGATGACCGGGACGCCCGATACGGTCGTCACCATCGACCAAGACGCGACGATTCTGCGCTCGGTCGTCGTGCAAGTCTGGCGCGGCGGCCGTGCGACCATCCTCGATGCCGCGTGGATTACGCCGCTCACCGGCACGAGCGCGAATCCGAATGCGGGCGCCATCGTCAGCACGACGCCGAATGCGCTGATCGTCCAGGTCGCCTTCCTCGACGACGACGACACGACCGCGACGGCGCCGGCCAACTACACGGACACCATCACGACGAATACGGGCCAGGCGAGCACGACCATTGGATCCACCGTGGCGATCGCCACTCGGATACTTGCCGTCGCTGCGAGCGAAGACGCCGGCAACTGGACGATGGGATCGTCCGATGCGTGGTCCGCCGGCGCGATTGCTTTTGCGGTAGCCGCCATCGAGCCGGCAATACTGACCGAGAACGTCAGAGTCACCGACACGCTGACGCAGCCGACCATGCCAGCGCCGGACCTGACTCCGCCGCTGCTGACAGAGAACGTCCGCGTTACCGATGCGCCGACGACGCTGCTGAATCCGCTCGAAACCACGAAAACTGAATCGATTCTTGTCGACGACATCGGACAGAGCGCAACGCAACTCATCGGCGCGATTCTCGTTCAGGACGTGCTGACCGCGTCCCTGAATCCGCTCGAAGCCAGCCCGTCGGAATCGATACTCGTCACCGATACAGCGGCCGCCGCGTTCGAGATTTCGGCCGCCGCACAAGAGGACATCAAGGTTAGTGATGCGCTCACCGTTGCGCTGCAACTCGCGGCTGAGACGGCCGAACACATCCGCGTCACCGATGCGCTGACGCAGCCGACGCTCGTGGAGAGTGGCGACCTCGCGCCGCCGCTGCTGACTGAGAATGTGCGGCTCGACGATATCGGGCAGGGCATCACGCAGTTGATCGGCGTGATTCGTGTGCAGGACGTGCTCACGCAGCCGGTTCTTGAGGAGATGGGCGGAGGCGGCGACCTCGCGCCACCGCTGCTCACCGAGAACATCCGCGTCGTCGATGCGCACGACTCATGGGCCGAGCTCGGCAAAGACGAATTCGTGCTCGTCGTCGATATGGTAAGCACGACGCTGAATCCACTACAGACCGCGCTGCAAGAGAACGTCCTCGTCAGCGATGCGGTCGCGGCACAACTGACCCTGACGGCATCAGCGTCCGAGACTGTCCTCGTCAGTGATACGGTGACCGTCGCGCTTAGTCCTGAACTGGCGCAACTGGCCGAATCCGTTCTCGTCAGCGACACGCTGACCGTCGTTCTCGATCCGCTGCAATCCTCGCTGCAGGAAAACGTTCGCGTCACCGACGACCTGACCGCGAACATGGCCCTGCAGTCGTCGGCGACCGAGCACGTCAAGGTCAGCGACGTGGTCACGGTCGCGCTCAGCCCGGAATTGGTGCAGACGACTGAGAACGTCCTCGTCGTCGACACGGTAACGGTCGTTCTGAACCCGCTGCAGACCGCGCATCAAGAGAATGTGCGCGTCAGCGATGCACTCGCGGCGAACATGGCGCTGCAGGCCACGCCGGCAGAGAACATCCGCGTCACCGATACCGTCTCGGCGCTGCTCAATCCGCTTCAGACGTCGCCGGGCGAATCGGTGCGCGTGTCGGATACGGTCGCGACGACCCTCAATCCACTGCTCGCGGCGCTCCAAGAGAACGTTCGGGTCAGTGATACGGGCCAGGTGTCGTTCGGATTGACCGCGGCGCTTACGAACGAGAGCGTCCTGGTCAGCGACGCCGTGACGGCGGTGATGACGCTGGCGACTGCGGCACTCGCCGAGTCGGTGCTGGTTTCGGACACCCTGACGCCGCCGGTCCTCGTCGACCAGGGCACGCTGAATCAGTCGCTGCAAGAGAACGTTCGGGTCAGCGACACCGTCACCGCGCAGATCACGCCGCTGCTCGTGTCACTCACTGAGCACGTGCGCGTCGATGAGCAGGGGAATCAGATTCTCGGCGCTGGCGCCTTCGTCGTCGAGATTCTGCGCGTCGTCGATGTGCTCGAGGTCACACTCAACCCGCTCGAAGTCGCACTCGTCGAAGGCGTGCGCGTGAGCGATGTGTGGCGTGGGATTGGCCGCATGGTGCGCGTGCGCGATGTCCGCGTCACGACCGCATCGGCCACGAATGTTTCGGTCGTCGCGGCTACAATTCGGAACGTGGAGGTCACATAGTCATGGCGCTCAGGAAACCGGATACCACGGTCGGCCCGTTTCGTGAGAACGACAGCGCGGAACTCTCGATGACGTTCATCGACAATACCGAGACGCCGATACCCGGCTCCGCGCTCCTGACCGCGACCCTCACCCTCTACACCGAAGAGGATGACGACCTGACCATCATCAACAGTCGCGACCACGTCGATATCCTGTCGATGATTGACGAGGATGGCGTGTTCACGTTCGCGCTCGACCCGGAAGACATGGCGATTCTGGAGGATGATCTGCTCATCGAGCGGCATCGCGCGCTGATTGAGTGGACCTGGCCGCTCGGGCAGCGCGGCTCGTATGAGATTCGGATTGTCGTGAGCAACGCGGCGAAGGTGCCGGCGTGATTTGACAGCAAATTAGCGTATGTGCTAATGTTCTCTTGTTAGTTGGCGAAGGAGCGAGAGCAGATGGCAGCATCGCGAATCATTGAGGATTGCGGCAAGTTTGGCGTGTATTGTTACGCGCGCCCTACTGGGCACACGAAATCAGGCGCCAGACATCGCGGTGAAACGCCAATGATTCAGGAGTGGGCGTTCGTGTTGCGCAGTGCTGACGGTGCCTCATGGTCAGTCGGTCTGGCCGTTCCCGGTTTTGATTCGAAAGATGCCGCAATGTCGTTCGCTCGTGCCGCGATCGCTGATGCATCTAGTCTGTTCTACCGTGGCAAGGTCGGGCGCAATTCCATCCACGACTAACTCGCTCACTATGGATCGTTCGGCGTCGAGCGATTCGCGATCAACTTGCGGACGACCTCAGACACGCTGGCATCCTTGCGATCGGCGACCCGCTTGAGCGCGTCATACATCGGCCGCGGCACGCGGAGTTGCAGATGGTAATCCGGCGGCGCTTTCGGGCGGCCTGGACCGCGGCGCGGTTCGTCACTCATGCCATTTATCTGCCGAAAACAAGCATCTGATACCGTGGTTCCACGACCGCCGGCTGCTTCAAGTGCAGCGCCATCCCGATCAGGGTCGCCATCACCGGGTCAATCCGGCCGCGGCTCTTTTTCTTGACGGGGTAAATGTTGTCTTTGCCATCGCGTTGCGCAACCGCGTTCGAAACGGCCCAGCGTAACACGGGATCGCCTTGCGCATCGACGTCGCCGGCTAAGACGTCGGCCTCGAAGCGCTTCGCGGCACTGCCCATCCCGGCGTAGGTCTGCGGCACGGCCAGCACCTGATCGACGTCAAAACCGTCCTCGGTCACCAGTTGATCGATGAGCGTATCGGCATGCCACGGGTCGAAGCCAATCTGCTCGATGTCGAACTTCGTCCGCTGCTCGCGGAGCACCTCGCGGACGGCCTGATGGTCCACGCGCGTGCCCGGGCACGTCTGCAGATAGCCCTGGTCGCGCCAGACGTCATACGGCGCCCGGTCCCGGCGCGCGCGCTCCATGAGCGTATCGGCTGGCGTCCAGAACCACCGCAGAATGCGCCACTTCGAGCGACCGGCACGCGGCGGGAACACAAACACCATTGCCAGGAGGTCGATCTTCGACGCCAGGTCTATGCCGACCCAGCACGGCTCGTGCGCGAGGTCATCAGCGGACCACGCATCCGGCCGGCTCTGGCCCTTCTGCCAGCCATCGAGTGAGAGCCAGGGATTGTCGCTGTTGACCCAGATGTTCAACCGCTTGCGCCGAAAAGCCGCCGCGGCCGACGGCATGTGCTTCGCCTTCTCAGCGAGCGCCCGCATGTCGTCCGGTTTCACCGAGATGTCGTAATGCGGATTCGCCTTCTTCCACGTGCGCTCGTCCAGCCAGTCGTCCTCTGGATCCGCATGCGCTATGAAACCGAAAAAAGTTTCATCCTGAATCACGCCGTCGAGAATCTTGCAACAGTATTCGTGTTCATCACCGCATGGGCTCACGAGGTCATCGCCGGCGGTCGTGATTTCGAACATCAGCGGCTGACGGCGCGCGCCTGTCGCCGTTTCCAGCACATCGATCACGCCTCGGTCTGGTTGCGCGTGCAATTCATCGAGGATGACGAGATGCGGATTGAGGCCGTCCATCGTGTTGTAGTCGGCGCTCAGTGGTTCGAGTTTCGACGCGGTGCGCTCAGCGTGTAGATTGGCGACTTGCACCGTGATGCGGTCGCGGAGCCCTGAGGATTGCACGAGATTTTTCGCGTCGCCAAACACAATGCGCGCCTGTTCGCGCTTGCTGGCCGCACAGTAGCCTTCGGCGCCAGGTTCCCCGTCAAAAAACGTGGTGTAAATCGCCACCACGGCGGCTTCTAGCGATTTGCCAGACTTGCGCGGGATTTCGTTATACGCCTTGCGGAAGCGGCGCAATCCTGTCCCGGTGTGCACCCAGCCAAAGATCGACCCGAGCCGAAACCGCTGATACGACGACAGGACGATCCGTTGTCCGGACCATTCGCCGCGATAGTGCTTCAGAAGCTGCGCGAAGGCGAAGAATCGCTCGGCCTTGTCACTGTCGAACCGGTAGGGGAACGCGGGCGTCGACTCGCGCCGGCGGTCGCGCAGATGCCGCGCGCATGACAGCCGGTGATACTTGCCGGCCAGCACGCGGCCCTCGACCACCTCGCGCGCGTAGTCGTCGATATCGGTCATCTGGTCAGTAGAATCACCACGGACGACCATTTCCGGTTCGGATAAGCCTTCTGTGCCGCCTCCAAGGCTCTACGAGCGCCGAGGCGGGCGTTTGGGACGACGATTTCGCCGCGCCAAGTCTCCGGAGCCTGCGTCTCGTATTCCATCGTTACGGCCGCCTGAAAGCGCTGAGGCCCGCGCATTGGCTGGCCCTGCGTGGAGTCCGCTGCCGTGAGTATGTCTTTTTCCATAATGGCGTCCTCTTCACGCTGCGCGATCGTGTCGATAATCTCGCCAATCGCGTTCAAATATGTCATCGCGTCACCACGACATCGAAGGAGGTATGCGCCCGAATCGTCTTCGCGCGGCGCACGACCTCCAGCCAGTTCGTCTGATGCGGCTGCCATCCGGTCGCCTGAAACCGCTGTACAACCGTTTTTAGGGTCGTGCCGGCAGACTCCAGGCCGAACGGCCAGAGCTCAATCTGCCAGACGCCATCGAACCGCGCGAGCGTCGCGGCGGCGCCTTTCAGCACGAGGAGCTCGGCCCCTTGCGTGTCGACCTTGATCGCGCGCAATCCGCGCGCCGTGGCCGCGACCTCGTCGAGCGTCACGAGCTCGCACGGGCGCGATTTGTTCGCCTTGCCGCCCGGGAT